TATATATACATATTATAGGTATTCTATAGTGTATATATGTACATATATAGGGCGTATTATATAGAGTACTGTATATACAGGGTATATATACATAGGGTTATATAGAAGGGCGTTATATAAGGGGTAGCCTATAGAGGGGTCTATATAGAGGGGTCTTTTTAAAGGCTTTTATTTTATCACCAACCACCCGACGGGCGATTTCCAAGAGGGGTCTTTTTTCCAAGGCACAAAAAAACAGGCGTATTTCAGCCTGTTCCTTTTAATCTTCCAAACACACTCTGTTTTAAAATTCTGCCAAAGTCTGTACATACATCTTAACCTTAGAAGGATTAACCTTTGGTGTCACAATGTAAGTTATTTTTTTCTTTTCACCTTCCTTACCCTTTTCCAATATTCTTACAAATGTTCCTTTCTTTACATGCACGAAAATCCATTCTTCATTACGCCCAATTTCTTTAGCTTCTCCGTCTGTTACAAATTTTCTAAATCCAACTTCTCTTATTTTAACAGCAAACACCATATCTATTTTCTTTTGTACAAAACCTATCACGTCAAATTTTCTTTTGTTCTCCATACTCATTATATTATTTAATACTAACATTTCATTACCCCTTTTCTTATAAAAAGAGCGTCACATTTCTGTAACGCCCTCCCCTTATTATTTATTACGTTTTATTTCCCAAGTTGTTGTATCAAGTGGTTTATCTTTACGTCTTACCACTTCTGTTTCCTTTTCATCTTGAAGGAAACAATATATAACAGCCAGTATTACTATTGAAGCGAAAGTCATTTATAACACCTCAATTCTTTGGTAGTCATCTGCATCCCATGTTTGATGTATAAAGCTATATAATTCTTTCATTACATTACGCCAATTTTCTACGTCTTTTACACGTCTTGCTAATATTACATTGCCGAATGTCACAGTTAATAGCAATTCTATTTCATTATCTACCTTGTGTATTAAAATATTTTGTGTAATACCTGTTTCTACAATTATTTGGTAACTATCATCAGCCGGTAAATTATTTACATAACGGAATAATACGTCTTCCTTTCTTAATATTCCTTTCACTTCACATATTGTTTGTGTCATGTTCATACTCTCACACCTCTTTCTTTTAGTATAAATTTTTAGTTATTTTATATTCCACTAATGTTGTAATAAAATCTATGAAATTGAATGTTTCCGGATTTAAATAGACTCTTACACCCTTTAATACTTGTGTTTGTAGTTCTTCATCTGTTACTTCCCATTTTTCTTGGAAAGCATAAGGACAATTTGCATCTACCACTTCATATTGTATTACATGGTTACCTTCTTCTGCTATTATGTTTGTTATCATTACTCCTTCTGATGAATCACAACCATTAAAGAAGTTCATTTTGTAATGTCTTCCGTCTTCTTCTATATAACTGCTTGTTTCAAAGTCTGCTCCTTTTAGGTTACCCCAAATTACTGTTACTTTACCTTGCATTTCAATTTCAAAATACTTAGTAAAGTATTCTGTAATTCCTTTTTCATAAATGCTCATTACATTTAAATTCATACTCTCACACCTCACATAATTATTTTTTTAGAGTTTTACACTCTACGCTACTACCAAACACAAGCTCATAAGTATTTGGTAGTAGGAACAGCCTAAAACTGTATTTATGTTATAGGAACGGGGGAGCGTTCCTTATAACTCACTATCTTTATATTGTTCTTCCAACAGTGTCATAAAGTAGGAAGTAAAATCAACCAAGTCTATTGTTTTAGGATTAACATATACTGTAATAGTTTTTAATACATTACCATGTGGATAATATTGACGTTTTGTTTCAACTACCCAACTTGGGTCATTTGTGATTTTTTCTTGGTGAATATAATCACCATTTGAGTAATATTTCACATCTAAGTTTTCAGTTAAACAACCTTTACTCATGTATGATTTTGTTACATTTAAATTTCCAGCTTCTGTCATTCTGCTAACTTCTACGTGTCTATCTTTGTTACTTCCTACGAAGATAACATCCGTTTGTTGGAATAAATTCATGTTATAAGTACACATAACACTTTTTATTACTTCTTCCATATCAGCTAAAGTAGGTTCAACACCATTTGTAAATATTTTAAACATTTCATCACACACCTTTTCACATATTTTAGAGTTGTAACACTCTATACAACCCCCAAGTCTTTCGACTTGGAAGCTGTAACAATGTTACATGTAATGCCTATTTGATTTTCTCAGCTTTATAAATTGCATAATCATGACCAAAGTTGTTAACTCTGCAATGTAATATGTTATTTACTTTAAACCATTTATTCTTGATTGACATTGTATATGGTAATTCTGTATAGAAGCTAAGTGTTACCATTGTTTTCATTTCTGCATCTAAATGTAATACCTGTTGTAAATCAAGTCTGTTAGGGAAGCTGTCTAAACCATGTGCTTGTAGTATTTCAGATATATTGTCATCCACTAAATCTGTTGGGTCAATGTAATTGCCATTTTCCCACTCTGGGAAGAATACTGCAACTACTAAATTTTCTTCGCCTATTTCTTCAAGTTCCTTTTGGTCTTTTGCATCAACTCTAGTAAGCATGTAACCTTCTAAATCGTGTAACACTTCGGGGAACATTGGTCTAGTGTATCTGTAACCAACTAACTTAATGTTTTCATTTTGTTCCTTTTGACTAGGTTTTTGTTTCTTGTCATTACCTTTAGCTTCTTCTTTTGTTTCAGCTTTAGTGTCATCTTCCACTTTAGCTTCTTCTTTTGGCATTATTTCTAACATTTCCAATGCTTTATTGAATGAGTCTTCTGATTTGAAGTTTTCCACTTTTAAATCTGCTTTAAATCCTGTTTTGATTTCTTTTACTTGCATTTCTTTTCCTTCTAAAGCATCTAACCAGTAATTTGCTATTTCTTCTCCGTCTTTGCTAAGTAGTGGGGCAATATCAGTTATTACCTTAATCATTTGTTTTCTAGTTGTTACTTTTGAGAATTTCATAAATATCACACATCCTTTTAATTATTATTTTTTAGAGTTTAGCACTCTAGTAGATACCTGTTACAAGTGTAACATGTAACAGATACCTTAACAATGCTAAACTATAGGTTGGAATCTAGTTTCGACCATTTCTTCTAATTCCTTTTGGTCTATGACATGAATATTAAATGAATCCATTTCAGCTTGGCGTTTCATTTGACCTTGTAACTTGCTTGTTGTTGTTGAATATTTTGTACTTGTTACATATAAGTCTTTACCTTCACCAATTACAGCTATTAAAGTATTGTAACTAAAAAGCATATCTTTATAAGTCCATTGGTTTGCAGTACTGTAAGCATCTGTGTCCCAACTTAGGAATTTGTCTATTACATCCCCGTTACGTGGAACTCTTGTTACATCACTAACTGTTCTAGTTTCATTAACCTCAGTAAAATTTGCTATTTTATACATATCATCACACACCTTTATATTATTTATTAGAACTTAATCGTTCTACACAACTTCCAAGTTGTTACACTTGGAAGCTGGAACAGCAATTAAATTCCTATTTTCTAACTCTTGGTTTTCTAAGATTAGCATATTTGACCGGTTTGTGCATTACAAGGTGTTCATCACGTTCCAAAACTGCTGGAGTATTTAACACTATTTTGTAATAATTTCCTTTATAATGTAGAGGTATTGTTAAATATCTAGTGATAGGTTCTACATTATATACACTTCCTTGGTCTAAGATTAAACTTCTAAGAGTAGAAACTCTTTCCGGAGTATTTTCTACATTTGTCATTATGTCATAATCTCTATCAGAAAATCCTCTAAATATTATTTTGCTTATTTCAGATAAGTCTGTAACTTCCACTGAACTATCTGCTAAATGGTCATTACCTAAATTGTAAACTTTAATATCTTCTACGAAGAATTCCATTTCATAGTCTAAAGTTATTTGTGGCATTACATCTACCATTTCTTCTAAACTCATTAATATTTCTGTTCTCTTTACCATTACATCACACATCCTTTATTATTTATTGTAGAGTAGTCACTCTATACTAATCCCAAGCTGTTACACTTGGGATTAGGAACAATGACTAATCTTCCAATGCTTTTGCAACATCTAACACTATTTTGTAATATTTGCCTTCGTAATATGCTGGTATTACGATTAATCTATTAAACATATCATAAGGGAAATTTCCTTCTGCATTGATTACTAAAGTTGTAAACTCTACGTTTTCCTTATTTGTTAAGCAAAATTCGGGACAATAGAAATCAGTATGTTCTCCTAATATAAATGCTTTATCTAAGATTTCAAACATTACTGCCAAATCTTCTACTTCACTTTGGTATTTTCCGTTTTCATCAACTTCAAATATTCTAGTTGTTTCATCGTCAAATTCCAAATCATAATCAGCAGTTATCATTGGATAATATTCCACTATTTCATTTAACCCGATTTCTATATTTTTCATATTACTCATACATCACACATCCTATTCTTTATATTTTATTAACTAACTCTTATTGCTTGTATGCTTTAAAAAGGGACTGTAAGCTGTAAATTATAGGTATGTTATTTGATAGGTTATAAAGAGTGCTTACAGTCAAATTTTAAAGCATACAAGCTATATAAATAATTATTAGCTTATTAAAGCGTATAGCAATGAATACACACGTTATACGCTTGATATAAAATAATAATTATCTATGCGTGTGTGTGTGTGCGTGGGCGTATTCAATTATCAAGGTGCTATTACATACGGGCGTTATGGATAAGATAGCGTTATATGTATGTAATACGTGAGTGGATTTGGACGGGTCACGCTGTACTGTACGTGAGCACTACGTATTTAATAAAGTACTTTATGCACTTGCTACAATTTAAGTCTTCTTTACTACTACAGGAAGCACACTCTAAAGAGTGTACAACTTCTACTAATAGCACTATTCAAGGATTGAATATACAAGAGGTTATCAAGTCTGTACATTCAACGAGTAGCTTGATACTTTAGGTAGCTAATTTTACAGTGCATAGTTGCTTTATTAGTTAGAACGGGTGTTAAAATAAAATGATAATACAGTCTTCTAACTCACTACGGGTCACAAGCTATATAACTAGCGTAATACGCTGGTCATTAGGTTGTAACACTATAAACTTTTCAAGGTGCACGTGAGTTGTATTGCTAACTCACTAACTAACTATATATTAAATTTATACTTATATACTAACACAAATTTATGTTTGTGTGTTGGATTTTTTTCAACTTATCGTGTAACATTCTTTGGGAGCTAGTAATTGCAACGGTTTCAGCTTCAAAATTTTTTTTGAAACAGGCGTTACAAATAGAATGCTACACGATAAAAATAGGTAATTGTATACAGCATACAGCTATAAAAATAAGCTGGATTTATAAAGCTACACGCTATATATACATACTAAAATACTGTATACATAAAGCATATTACATATAACGCATATTGTATACAATAGGGTCATACTTTTACAGCTGGAGTTATACGGGCGTATGTAGGCGTGTTATACAGCTTCATAAGGTAATTAATCAATAAGCATAGTGTAACGTGTTACGTGGGCGTATAGAGGGGATTTTTAATATATTACGTGTTACGTAATAATGCTGGAGTACAGAAGGGAATAAAAGAAGGCAGAGGATAAAATCACACTGCCTTTTATATAGACTATTTACTTCTTAATTTAAATTTTACCTTTTTCTTTTTAGTGAGCTTCTTACCTAATTTATATTGTGTCATGCTTTTTACCATTTCCAATATTTCATCTTCATATTTGTCACCAGCTTCTTTGTATTGACCTTTTCTTCTGTTACGTTCAGCTTCTGCCAATCTCATGTCTGTGTTACGTAACGCCTGTTGTAACACTTCCGGTGTGTTATATCTTTGGAATAACACCTTTACCTTTGCTAGTATGTCATCCTCACTTAAAGAAGTTGCCATTACGTAATGGTTTTCCTTTAAACGTATTTGAAACATTTCGCCCTCAAGATAAATATAGTAAGGTTGTTCCTCTAAAAACATCTTTGATACTAAAACATTCATATTCTCAATCTCCTTTGCGTTTTGTTTTCTTATTTCATTTTATACTTATATTGTAACACACACCATTACACGTAACAAGTCACTGTCATGACACCTATTTTTTAACCATGACACTACCATTACCATACCCAAGCGTCACAAACCTTAATGAATTAAAGCGTTACACCCTGTACACCTATGTCATGCTTTACCTTTTAAAGGGAAATGGGTAATCCTTTGATTATTTACCCCTATAAAAATAGCTCCTTCACTTTATTTTTTAAAGTGTGACACCCTGTGTTACGCTATACACCGTTACGCTCTCAAACCTAGTGCAGTCCGTATTTGTAGCCTATGCCACACCTGTGACGTTACCTCCAATTTTGTACCACTAGAGGAGTGTATACACACTAAATACGCTTATATACAAGAATGTAGGTTTTATATACTCTATCTATACTTATTTATATCTATATCTATTAATATATTACACTTTCACCCGCGAAATTTTATTTTTGTGACAGTATAGAAAAAGGGTATATTAAGCGATAACTTAACTACCCTCCCTATATATCTTATAGTATTACCTTATAAAAGCTACCTATTTCTTCTGCGTCATTTTTTATTTCATCCCTTGTAACAAAAACCTATGAACATAACCAGTAAGACTATAAAAGGTACTACTGCCAATAATAGTGCTTCAATTAACCACGTCTTTAATCTTTTCATTACATCATCCCCTTATATCTTTATTTTACATCTGCATCCTCTGTAGTTAACACTTTGAGTTCCTGCAATAAATCTTTTAATTTATCCATTTCTAATACTAAATCAACACCTGTTACTTCTGTACCTACTTTGTTATGCACTGTTTCAAGTAAAGAATAAACCTGCTGTGCTAATTCCTCTGTGTCATCATAATGTGACGTTACATTCATAATACATCTATTTAGTGTATTTAATGCATTACGTATTGCACGTTTTAAATTGTAATTGTTATATTCTAAAAGCGTTTCCTGTGATACAGGTAATATTTTGGTACTATAATTTATATTACCAAAAAGGTCTGTTAACTCATTTGTTTCCTCTATTCTTACTCTACCAGCTTTCGTTACATTCTTTACATGACATAACTTGTAACAAGTACCATTCCATGCTGAATATTGCTTATAAATAACTGTGTCACCTTTTTTTACTAAATCAGCTATTTTATTTTCTTCCACGTTTCTTCAATCCTTTCTTTTTAGATTTTACAACCTTATTGGCATTTATTTTTGTTAATCCTTCTGTTATGTCATCTACTTTTTGTAATAAATCCTCTCTCATTGCGTCCATTCTTGCTATATAAATATCTAGTGCCTTTTGTTTGTCATGTGAATAAACGGCGTTACGTGAAGCCAAGTAACAATCTAAATCTGCTTTACTTAATCTAGTCCAAGATGTACCACTTATTACGTATTGTTTCTCGGATTCCTTTTCTATTTTTATTTCTTTTACTGTCACGTTTTTTACGTAACCTATGTGTCTTACTTCATATAATTTTTTGCTCATTTTTTAATCCTCCCAATAAATCATTTCTTCTTTTAAATCTACACCTAACTCAGCATATACCTTAGCTAACTCATGATTTATACTGTCTTTAAATAGTATACCTTGGTTTGCTATTAGTGTTGGTTTTGGTACTATTACTTCCACAAAATCTTTTGAAGCTAATATATCTGTTAACCTATATGTTTTAACTGGTATACGTTCAACTGCATAGCCTATAGGTGGTTTTAACCAAGAGTCTACAGGTTGTAAAGCAACTGTTACATCTCCTTTAAATTCTGCCATTTGTCTTAACTTAGTTAAAGGTATATACACCTTCTCTTTGTAGTTCACTAAAACAATTTCAAATCCTTTCATTTTCTAACCTCCTTGATTTTTCGCTAAAATAATGCTACCCTTATATTGAGTAAACATAGATAGCCAATACTTATTACTCATTTGTAAACCTTATAATTTTGTACTAAGTGTACCTAATGTTTTTTAATCCTTTCGTTTTCATTAGGTACACTTTTTACTTGCCTATTTAAATTGTATTACTGATTTTACCTTTCTTTTAAATAAAGGTTTCTTTTGTTTCATTTCCACTTTTCTTACATTTTTAGCTTCTTCTGCTGGAATACCTAATCTCTTACACGCTTGTCTTATATAACCTTCAATGTTTTGTAAGTTACTTATATATAAATCCACTTTAGGTAACATGGCTTTATACTCAAAATATGTTATTTCCTTATTATTATATCGTTCTTCTAAATTGTCTTCCACATCTTTTATATATTGTTGTACTTCTATATATTCCTCAACTGCGTACTGTACTGCTACCCTTAGTTCCTGTTCACTCATTAACTTAATTTCCATAAAATCTTTTCTTGTCTTTCTATACATATTTATCATCCTTTCATTTATATATTGTATGTTTTACTTATTAATACTTACATTGTAACACACCCATAGACAAAAAAATAGTAGGTTAGTAGTTCCGTTTCCTACATAACCTACTGGTGAAATATTGAGTAGTTTCCAAACTTATTAAATTGCAGTCACAAATAAAAATATATACTCTTGGGGGATTCTACTACCTTCATAAAAAGCACAGGGGAAAAACGTGTTATTATGAAATCCTTATAGCAGAATATAAAGTTGGAAAAAGAAAATCATCCTTTACACTAAGGATAAATCCTTAGTCATCAAATAATTATCTTTACAATATAATTATATTGTGTCCTTATAAAGCTGTCAAGTAGGGTTAATCTACCTCTTTACCTTCTACATCTATTACATTATCTTTATCCAATTTCTCTTTTTCTGCCATTATATCTTTTACTTCATCATCATTATCCGTTTCAGCTTTACCAAAATCTTTAAATAATTCTGCTAGAATACCTCCATTAGAACCTGCGTTATTTACTTGTGTAACAGTTTCTCTACTTCCGTCACTTCTTACTGTATGCGTTTGTTTTATTACCTCTCTAGGGGCGTAATTTTGCATGTCAGTTATTTGACGTAACAATCCCATATTTTGATTTATTAAATTCGTTACATTTGCAGTAGGAATACCTCCGTCAAGCATTTCAAATATTGATGCTCTTTGCATACGTTCCAAGTTCATGTTTACCATACTGTACATAGCATCCATTACATCATTAGCATCACGTGTATCAAATCTACCAAACATCTTTTTAAATGCACATACCATACCTTGGGCATATTCGGGACAAGTAGAAGCCGAATAACAAGTGTCACAGAATAGTTTAGGGTATTTATCCGAATAAACTTTCTTAGGTTTACGTACTCTCTTTTGCCCTTTTAAAAATCTTCCTTTTTCATCACGTACAGGAACAATATCTAAATTGCTGTATATTTCATCATCCAATTCATCAATTTCGGGTGCTGTCCCGTCTTCTGAAGGCTCGGGAAGTAAACCACTATTACTTAGTTCATAGGCTAATTCATCCTCTGTCATGTCATGATATTCGTATTCTTCTTCTTCCATGTAATGCTCACGTTCTTTAGCAATTCTATCAAAACCTGTACCATATTGTAATAATCTATCATTTTTACCTTCAATACACTCTCTAAAGAATGTTTGTAGGTCTTCCACTTTTTGCTCAAAACTTGTAACAATGGTGTTAACCCATGTGTCATGCATGTGTTGAATGTAATCCTCTTTATAGTATTCTTCTTTATATTCTTGTAATTCTTCGTCATCCCAATTTAATATAACTGTCATGTCTTGTATTATAGCTAATAAGTCATCAAAACCTAAATTAGGATTGACATTAAATTTCTTCGCCCATTCTTCTAAATCTGTTGGCTGTTCAGAACGTAACCAATCAATATCGGGGAAGGTAATATCATCCATACTTTGTGTAACAGCTTTAGCTTTTAACCAATACATTCTAGGTTGCAATTTCATTTGAATATATTTTTCGGCATCAATAAAAGCCTTAATGTTAGCTTTAATCATTTCCTCAATATCTTCTTCTAGCAATTTCTCTCTGTCACATCCTAATGAAACAATTTTAGGTAAGTATTCACCTTTCCATTTTTCTTTTTTAAGACGTGTCATTTTAGTACCAGTCCAGTAGTTTATTTCACCATACTGTAATCCTACTAACCATGTAGTTGAGTCAGAAGTGTAAAAAGGTAACTTCTGTAATTCATTGGTACGTGTCATACCCATACCATGAACTAACGTGTCATACTTCTCTGCTACCTTAAACATTTGTAATGCAATACCCAGGTCATTTGCCCCTGTAATGAAAGAAAGTCCAGTGTATGGGTATCTTTTACAATAGAACTCCCAACCTTCTGCTCCATTCGTTTCATGCCATATAAAACATACAGGTATTCCTGTTTCAAGCATAAAGGGTTCAAAGTATTTAACGTTCCATGCTCTTACTTGTTCTTCACCCACTAAAAATTCTAAGTCCATGTTTGCTATAGCAAATATAATATCTTTATGTTTTCTTGCCCAATTTAAATATTGTTTTATTTGTTTCTCCCATTGTTCTACAGTGAACTCCTTGTATTTTGGGTCTGTTATATACGTATATGCCCCCGAGTCTATAAATAACTTAATACCTTTGTTAGTGTAATAATCCATATTTAAATGTTTATTTTGGACGTAATGGAAGGACATAAGAAAATTCCTTATCCCAGCGTTATAAAGAATTTCAAAGTAACTCTTATTTTCAACACCCGAATAAATCATTGAATAAGGTCTATTCTTATCAACAACCTCGTCTAATGTTTCATAATGTTTTTCTGTTACAACTTCCTCCACTTTTTTCTTCTTCTTTATTTTCAATTTTTTAGCCATGATATATCACCTCTAATCTATAAAATACGTAGTAGTTGTGTTACTTTTACCTCTGACACCTCTACACTCAACACATGTGTGTGTTGTGTCATACAACGTAACCTTTACATTTTTTCCATTTGTTATTTTCTTTACGTAAACACATATATCCCTAGTTAGGTTTTCCTGTGTTTGAGGTTGTTCACTAAAGAAATTAACTATCCTGTTAAACTTACTTAACCCCAAAATCTTTTCAGCTGGTGTATATTCTATCTTACACTTACCGAAAAATGGTAATAAGTGATGCTCACAGTAGCTACTAAATTCCATTTCACATATTACAGGACTAGGTGTACCTTCTAAAGGAACAGGGTTAGGAAATAACTTCATTACTTTATCTAACTCCTTAGTATCTTTAGGTGCAAATACTTCGTTACACCAAAATTTTGCAATCCTATGTGGAGTATCTATGTTACGTTCTGTTATCTCCACATCTAACACTCTATAAATTTCATCTATTAATGCTTCCACTTGTTTAATTTTATCTGTCATGTTACATACCTCCTTTTAGTTGATTATAACACAAAAAAGCCACTGATACATTGTACCAATGGCTTCCAGTTGTTATTATGCTCTTGGGTTCTTTTTACGTCTAGTACTTAATCCTCTAGCACGTAATGACTGGTTGTAACTTCTTGTTATTCTTCTACCTTGTGTAGCATTACCTCCGTTACCCCCTGGTCTGTAAGCATTCTTTTTATATCCGGGAGCAACCCCATACCCAGCTTGTAGGGCTTCTTTCATGCCCCCGTTTGAAGCATAAACTTTAAACATAGATATTAACCTCTAGGGTTTCTTCCTCTAAGTTGTTCTGCTCTTCTGTTTCCAGCTCTGTTATAAGACATAGTTTGTCTTACACCTTGTCTTCTATTAGCTCTTTTACCATAAGTATTTCTATACCCTGGTGCAACACCGTAACCAGCTTGAGCCGCCTCTCTCATTCCTCCACCTGTAGCGTAAACTTTTTTGACTAACAACATAATCAATACCTCCTTTGGTTTAAATATTGTAAGATTTCTTTACACCTTACAATACAATTATAACCATAAAAAAGGTAAAAAACAATACTTACTCACCAAATATTCTATGATAAATGTCTTCTACAAGTATACAGTCTTGGCATACGCCACATGGTTCGCCCTCGGGTGTAGGGGTATTACAAGAGAAAAAATCGTCCTTAGAAATGTTATATTGTTTAGCAAGATAACCTAGTGTAGTTTTTAAATTATCTATTATAGGAATACGTATTGTAATTCCTGTTTCTTCTATAGTAGTATTTAAATTATCCACAAATTCTTGTGTGCTATCTACGTAATAATCTTCCTTATTAGGTAATTTAATAAATGCTACGAATATTTCATCAAACCCATTTTTCTGTGCAAAAGCGACAGCTATAGATAAAAACACCATGTTACGCATAGGAATATAAGGGTCATCTTTATCCATTATTACACTACCCCAAATTTGGGCAGAAGGTATATCTATTACATGTAAAGGTATACCAAATTTGTCACATGACTTTTTAGCTTTTTCTAATTCCTGTTCTTTATTAGCTTGACCCCAATTAAAGAATAGACACTCTTTTTCTTTATCCGGATTTTCATTATCCATGACAGCGTTTAGTAGAACAACACTATCAAATCCCCCACTATTTAAAATTAACTGTTTCATTTTCTTACCTCCTAAAAATAGGTAGCTTGTTACAGCTACCTATCTGTTACTATCTTGGTTTACAATTTTTCTTTTTGCCTTTTTTCTTATTAGGTTTTGGTTTGATACCTAATGCTTTACATATTTCTTTGTCACATTTTCTTCCCATTTGCGACACCTCCTATTCAACATTAAACACCTTATGAAGTTGAGTTTGGAAATGAATATGGCGTTTACTTATCCATGACATTTCAGTATTTAATACCCAATTTATGACTTGGTGTATAATCTTTTCATCTGTTCCATATAAAGGACTAAGTAAAACTTCATAAGGAAATCCTGCATAGTCTTCTTTCATATTACGTTCCATTACATCAAAAGCATATACTACATCTGCTAAATTCCCAAAACATATCTTAACTTCATCTCTATATTTTAAAGATTTTAAATTATCCTGTGTTACATCACTAATACGCCCGTCTAAAATATTAGCAGAAGGAACTTTAATATCCATTATTACATTATAACTTCGACTTTGTGGAATAGGTAAAGTTCCATTTGTTTCTATATAAACTGTGTAACCTTTCTCTGATAAATATTCGGCTAGTAAATCTACTTCCTTACTATATACAAGAGGTTCACCTCCTGTTATACATATATCTGTAATTTCATGTTCTTTTGCCATATCTATTGCACGTTTAGCTATGTTAGTTAATTCCAATCTTGCAGAATATTTGCCCTCCTGTGGTGTGTCACAATAAACACATTTTACATTACATCCGTATGTTCTAATGAATATTGTAGGAACTCCCGAATGTGTTGTTTCACCATTTATTGTATAGAACATTTGGGTAATAGGTAAAGAACCTTTTAATTCAGTCATTATTCTAAACCTCCGTCATATTCTACAAAAGAACCTGGAGTTTCATATAATTTAACACGTTCTAAAACCACTCTGCCTTTAAACGCTTCATCTATTACAGGGTCTAAAACATCCCATATCTTAACTGCGATATTTTCGGCTGTAGGGTTAAAATCCAATACTTGGTTTAGGTCTTTATGGTCTAGTTTATTTATTACATATTCCTTTACTATCTCTTTAAGTAATTTAAAATCTATTACAAATCCGTCTTTAACTTTACCAAGTAACATGATGTGTAAATGGTAAGTATGACCATGTACATGAGCACAAGCTCCGTCATAGTTTAATAAATGGTGAGCAGAGTCAAAAGTAAACTCTCTACCTATACGCATTACCTTTTCATCAAAAGGGTTTATACTTGGTTTTTCTACTCTTTTATCCTCTACTTCTTTTCCTATAAGTGAAACATCACTACAAAATTCTTCTAAAGCATCCATTAGCATATTTACTGCTCTATCTGTCATATCATTTGGTATTCTTATACCTAGTATTCTTCCATTATTTTTATCTTGCATCTTTATATTCCTCCTTAATTACACTTTACTTTAAATTTTATTAATGTTTTCTCTGACCCATTTATTTCAGTTGAGCCAAAACCTGTTACGAAAGATAAATCGTAACCTTTACTAGCTAATATTCCTCTTGCACTTGTTAGTGCTTTTACAGCTTGACTTATAGCTGATGCTCCGATTGCATGAAGTTCAACTTCCTTATCATCTTCTATAGATAATACTATACTTCCAGCAAGTTTTGGTACAGCACTCTTTCCAGCAACTTTTAATACTATTTTTTCTTTCTCCATTTAACTTCACCTCCTAATGTCATTATAACACATTAGTAACGTAATATCTTTGTTACCTTAGCAACAACTTCTTCGGAATCAATGTAACCATATTCTCTGCTGTCATATGACATAGAAGGATTATCTCCTAAAATGTAACATAACATTTTTCCGTCTTTAAATTCTAAATCGTGAACCCTTTTAATGACTCTTAAAGTTTTTCCGTCAGAAGTAGGGCGTTTAAACACATAAACTTCTCCTTTTTCTATCTCTAGGTTACTAACACGTTCTGTTAAAATAATTGAGCCGTCATCAAAAGTAGGGTACATGGATAAACCACACACTAAACAAACAGGATGCATGTAAATCCAACGAGCAACTACATAGATACCAGCAAATAGTAGTATGATTATTTTAACCATTTTTATTCAACTCCTTAACTAATTTGTCACCACATAATTCTAAAAAATGGGGTAAACTAAGTGTTACATAATCTCCCATAGCTTCTTCTTTTACATGTCCGTCTTTAATTTGCTGACCTAAATAAAATACTACTATAGGAATTTTACCTTTGGGGCAGTCACTCTCTGCTTGTTGTAACCATTTTCTCATAGCCACAGATTTTTGGTTTTTGCATTCTATGTGGGCAATAAACTCTTTATCTTCCTCTAAGCATGTTAAATCACCTTTAAATTCTTCGGCTTTATTACTCTTTTTAGCAAATCCTCCCGATTGTGGGGTACGTGTAAGATTTATATTAAGGTTATCCTTAAATATAATAGCTATCTTACGTTCATACGTTGCCCCTTTGTTCTTGCTTCTCTTTCCTCTTTTACTTGCTTCTTTTTTCTTCTTTCCAGTTATTAATTTCTTCATTGAAAGCACCTCCTTTATTTAGGTAACTCGCAACTTCTTCTAATGATTTAAAATATTTACCACCATTGCTTTCTACCATTCGACCAACTCTATCTAAAGATTTCATTTGTCCTTCATCAAATTGTTTTTCTGCTTCCTCTTGCCCTATACAAAATTTTTCTGTTTCTTCATTCCATCTAATATCAAGTCTATATTTTATATCTGATTTTAGCACACAGAATAAAGTTTTATTAGGTCTTTTATTACTGTCATCTATTACCTCTGCAATGCTATATACCCCTGTCATACGTGGAGTTATAACATATAAACAATAATCACATATTTCCCTTTGTCTTAATTCTTCTTGGTAACATCCTTCATTCCAATCAGCTACCACTGGATTAAAATAATCTATATCTAGCATTGGAATTAATTCATCTCTCCATTTGCTACCATTACAAGTTCCACCTAAAAATACTTTTTGCATTATATAATCACTCCCTTTATATAGTTTCTTACCTTTTAATTATAATGTCACTTCCTTTTTACGTAAAGTTTCAATTATATTTGCACCCACTTTTAAAATTTTGGTAAAAGTGTAACGTTTCACCTTTAACATCTTCATTACATACTCTTTTGTTTCACCTTCCATAAGTAACACTAAAGCCATTTGTAACATTGTTACTTCTGTTTCCTTTAAATAAAGGGGTGCTATCTTAACAACCTTTGTTATAAGTTGTGACATTTCTAAATCGTCTTCCATTGCATCTAATTGTGTGTCATACTCCCCTGTAATGTCATTGTTATATTCAAGATTAACCTTGTTACGTTTTAAAAAGCGTGACATATTATTTTCCATGCTGTAATAAGCAAAGGTAGTGAACTTTGCACTACCTTTTTTATATTTTAGAGATGCTTCTACTAATCCTAAATTAGCTTGTTGTAAATAGTCATCCCTATCACTAATTTCATGCTCATTACAGAATTTGTGATGTAACGCCTTAGCATAATCAAGATTATTCAATATTAATTGCTCCTGTTCATGCGTCATTATATACATCCCCTATCTTAAATTACTTAATCTTTTATCCTCGTCAAAATCTCCGTTACGTCTAGTAATTTCACGTGAAATTAAAAATATCATTTCCTCATATGAAGCTATTGTATTTGCTAACATACTTAATTTTAGCTTCTGATTCCTATATTCTAAGAATTTATCTTTTACCTTTTCATTATTGTTACACAATAATTCTTTAGACTTTTCACTTGCCTTTGGAGTTAACTTTGTGTGGCTGTCATACACTTCCACATATGCGTCATAATAAATACGTTTCACATCTTCCACTCTCATTTCTTGCCAGTTATAAAGAGTACGCATGTACGCCTTATTTTGAGTAAAAGCATTTAAATATTTACCTAACTCACGTGACGGAATTTCAGTTAAGTCCGAAGGTAAGGATAAGTAGTTTGTGTCTATCTGTAAATCACCTCCTAAATCTTTAGGTGTAAATACAGTTGCTCCTTGTTCTTTTATTTCATCTGTTAACTTATCCATTAATGATGCATTTTCTCTCACCTTTTGCATCGGATTTATTTTTTTCTTCTTGCCAACTATTTTTTTACTCATGGCTGTCACCTAATGACATATTGCATTATCTAACTCTACTTGTGTTGGTTCTTCACCCTCGCCATTCCACTCAAATAAATCTTGAGAACACGCATAAGCGTTATATTGACAAAATTCACATTCTACATCCTCATTACTACATCTACCTTCAAACGCACAATCTTTAAACATAGTATATTCCTCCCTATTTTCTTACGGACGTTTTACCACATAAGTTTCTATAACTACGTTTCTTACGTCCTTTTTTAATTTCTGTTTCAACAAATTCCTTATATTCTGTACTTTCTAAAGCACCCTGTATCATACGCTTAAATCTTGCATCCTTTGTTATGCGTAACAATGATACCAATAAATAGTCATTACATTCTTTTGGTATTTTCCTTGCTATCGCATAATCAACTATTAAACATGCCTGTTCATACGTATGTACATGTGTGTGACCCTCATTAAAGGGTTTGTATTCGTTATATACCAAATACGGATTTTTATTATTCTTTGAGTAGCACACATGATAGCCTTTTTTTGAGAAAAGATGCTTAGAAAAGTCACCCAAGCTATAACACCTCCTAAACTACATAACATTCATTACGATAACCACAAAATCTGCATACATTACAACTTTTACTTGTACCTTCTCTAGGTGGCACTTTTTTATTTGCCACGTAATAATTAACTTGGTCATAAAAGTCCAATATGTCACACATTAAATCGTCATCATATTCTATGACAAATTCCTTTAACTCTTGATTATCTTTGTTTTCATAAAGGAAAACTATCCTGTCTATAGGGCGTTTAATTGTGTGTAACAAGTTATCCAATTTCAAGTTTGTATCAATGTTATGTTGTATTTTTTCCTCTTTAGTGTATTTCTTACCAGCTCTTAAATGTTGGTATCTACTTCTGTAAAACTCTGCCCTTTTCTTTTCTGACTTTTTAAATTCTTTATCTGTCATAACAGCAAGTTCCTGTCTTCTACATTCTGTACAGTACATATAAATCATAGCCTGTGCAATATGTTCGGGTTTAGGTTCTTTCAGCTTCCCAAAGAGGATAGAGTTCATACTCTTTAATTCTAGTATAGCATATTCCTGTTCGGTCATCTTTAGGATTCCGTCTGTGTGACCTTGTATGTTTGCTTCTGCATCTATGCAAGGACATTCATCCATTACAAGTGAACCTTCTTTTGTTAAATACTCTTGTGTACGTAGATGCATGTGTGTTCCATTGTCAAAAATACGTTGTAAACGTGGGTCTATAAATCCATCACTCTCTGCTCCAGTTCTTGCATAGTATAAAGAACGCATACATTTAAACACCTGTGACGGACTGTTTACATCTACTGCTCTATCATTCTCTTCCACATTTGTAGCAAGGTAGTTATCAATTCTAGCTGTAATACTATCCTTGTTATATTTGGAAGAATTAAGTAGTTCTTTTACTCCCAACTGTTACACCTCCATTATGTTATTTTGTATGTCTAAAAAGTAATCCCAAGGAATAATAGATAATTCAATATCCCCAAAATGTACTTCGTGATACCCAAAAGGCATGTCATAAGATAATCTTACACTTTTAGCTTTTTTGTGTAACATCCCTTCTAATGCTTTACCCCTGTTTAAAAAGATAAAATCATCCACTCTAAGTACTGCATAACTTTTCTTTTTTATATCTATACACATTACAGGTACTCTTAATCCGTCTTTTATAGCTTCTTGTGCAATTTTCTTCCATGTTCTCACATTAAGAGTGTAATAATTTGTATCTGTATATTTAGCTTCCACTAAATATTTATCGTTACGTACATCAGCTTTGCATGACCATAACGCTCCACTTGCTATAACTGTCTTACCCCCAATTTGTTTTGCAATACGTTCTTCCTGTTTCTTACTCTTTTTCTTTTTTAACATTTCTAACTCCTTTCTTAAATCTACTTAGATAATCGTTCTTTTCCTCTTTTTCTTTTTTCTCTAAAGCTGGAGGTTGCCAATAAGAACAAAAACAAGTAGTACCTTCTATAACAATGTCATACTCTGTTACGCTGTCATTTTGACAGTATTCCTCTTTGTCATATAAATCTGCGTAATAAAATTGACAGTTATTACAATGTCTTACATAACGTGCCTTCTTACGTAATGATTCTTCAACAGCTTTGTAACCTCTAGTAAACATTACTTTTTAGTTCTCCTTTCTATCTCAAGTATCTGTTCTTTGTACTTATCAATTAGTCCTGGATTTGCTCTAAAGTATTCTATTAGTTTTTCTAGTCCTTGGAATTTCTTTTCTGTATCTAGTCCTTTATCAATATAGAACCAAGCACCCCCACGTGTAACTAAATCATATGACAGTGCCAACATTATTGCAGACTTAAATGTGTCATTATACCCTTCTTTAACTCCAGCTATTTCACTATCTACTTGATAGAAGTCAAACTCACCACTTACCATACGTTTGTATGTTTTGTTCTTAACTATTTTGTATTTCACTACTTGACCTACAATTTCTTTATTGTTACCTGTACCTTCTGTTATCCAATCACCTTTACGGAAACGAATGTGTACAGAAGTATAAAAGCCTACTGCTCTACCTCCTGGTTCATATTCGGGGTCACCATATGCACCAATCTTTTCTCTAACTTGGTTTATTAAAATTAAAGTACAAGGCATTTCACCATTACGGGTAAATCTGTTATTTATACTTTGGAACTTACCTAAGAACTCACCAATTAGCTTTTGTTTCACTCCCATTTGTACACTATCACCTGTGTCACTCTCTAATACTTTTGTAGGTTCAGCTACAGCAACAGAGTCCCATACTATAAACTTAATGCCTTTTTCTTGTAATGACTGCATAAGTTGTTCTACTTCTTCCAAAGAGGCAGGGTTAGAATAAACCATGTCATCTGTATCAATACCTAACTGTTGTAAATATGCATTATCTAAAGTGTTCTCAAAATCCATTAAAGCACAGGGCAATCCCATTTGTTGTGCATTACGTAACATGTGTAATGACTGAGTACTTTTAGTAGAAGAATATTCACCACTTATGTGTATTACTCTCCCTATTGGTATACCTCCACCTAAGTCTACATCTAATTGTGGGTCACCTGTTGGTATTCTTTTTATACCCTCTAAACTGTATTCTGTCATGCCTGAAGCTGTACTTACTATATTATCATCTTTAAACTCCTTTTTAATGCTTTCAAGGATGTTTGCCACTATACTACTTGTTCCTGTCTTCTTAGATATTGTTTTCGTCTTTTTTTTCATATTATAGTCCCTCCCTATTCATTGAAAAATTGTAAAGGTCTTGATTATTCCAGTTAAAAGGATTAATTAAGTGTTCTTTTATGACCTTATTAACAAATTCGCTAAATGTGATGTTTTCCTCTGTTTGTTGTTTGTATACATTAAAGGCTGTATACAGTTTTTCATCCACATATACTGTAGTTCTTCTCTTATTCATTTAATTCACCTCCCTCATTGTTACGCTTAGGATAAACACATCATTTTTCTTTAGTTCACCACATAATAATCTTCTGTTATGTTTAGCTAAAATTTGGTTTACCCAATAAGCATAAATGAACATGCTATTTAGTTTAGTATAGTCCTTATAGTTCTTTGGTTTACTTGTCATTTCTATAGTACCTGTATATACAAGTCCTTTTAACATATAAGTACAAGTAAATACTTTATTGCCAAAAGGATAATACTTAGCCATTTTTTCTGCTTTCTTTTTAGCTTTTTCCTCTTTTTTATGTTCTCTTTTTAGTCTGTCTTCTTCCATTAACTCACGTAACGTTTTAGTCATTTATTACACCTCACTTTTTATTTTTATTTATACTTATATTATATAGAAATAACGTTAAAGCGTCAATTAAGTAAAATAACCTTAAAAAAATAACCCTTGATTTATTTCAAGGGTTACTTCCTATTATAAATTATCGAATATTTCTCGTCTTGCATTCCATTTTAAATCTATAGGAGCTTCACACTTACCACAGTTTACAGTGAAGTGTTCTCCGTCTACACTACAACTTATATTGTAATGTGCATTACAACATCCACAAGTGTATTCTGCAATATCTAAAGGAAAGTCGGATATATTCATGGAATGACCACATCTAAACTTGGCTGTGTCACGTTCACGTCTATTTAACCATGCATATTTCTGACACTTATCTGTACCAGCATCAGCACATGTAGATAATCTGTTACACTCCACGTAACATAAAGAAGGATAAACTTTTGATTTTACCATTTTGTCATTGTCTACAGGTTTAGGGGTTCTAGTAGGTTCTTCTATTCCTTTTACTGTAGGGGGTTTATCTTGTACTGCAACTTTTTCCTGTAATAATACTTGTAACACACTAACTACCTCTTTTACATTGTCACTTTCAAAAGTTTCTAAATTAACCTCTTTGTTTGCATCTTTAAATTCTAATCTCATACATCATTCCTCCAATACATTTAGTTTAATTAAAGTGTATAAAAAATGGGGTATGCTGTCAAACATACCCACATTGCATTAATGCCCACAAGCGTAACTAGACCCATGTGCAGAACCAATATCAAGTGCTAAATTTAATAACTTGTCACGCCCGAAAGGATAAATCATACATTCTCGTATTTCCTTTATCGCTTCGTCACAGTTTTCCTTTGGGCAACTAAATAATAGTTCGTCATGTATCTGTACTAACATCTTACACCCTAATTCTTTTAGGCGTTCACTCCTAGCTATATTTATTTGTGCATTTATCATTATGTCAGCACCACTACCTTGTATCGGTGCATTTAATGCTAATCTTTCAGCATAACCCACTTCTCTAAAATTGCTACTTTGTATCTGTGGCAGTCTACGTTCACGTCCTAACACTGTATACACTTTTCCATGTTGATGTGCATACTTCTTTTGACGTTTCATAAACTTAGCTATTCCAGGAAACGCTTCAAAGTATAAATCCATTAATGATTGAGCCATTTCTTTAGTACTCTTACAACCCCAAAATGGTGCAAGTGTATCGGGTAAATCTTTTTTATGTGTATAACCTTTTAATTCTTGTAACATTTCAGTTAACATACCATTACTATTTAGTGTACTTTCAAGTGCCATGACACTACCTCCATACTGTAACAAGAACGCTATTACTTTACCCATTTGTCTAAACTTAGGGTATTTCTTTTTAACCTCATTTGCATCGCAGTCTAATCTAAACATTAATTTTGCTGTATTACCATGTAAGTCTACTTTATGCTCAAAGGCATTTAATAACCCTTCATCTTTACTAAAGTGTGCCATAACACGTACTTCTAGGTTTGAGTAGTCACAAGATATAATATCCTCTTGGTCATACTCATCTAAATCACCTACAAATAAACTTCTTATGTTATATCTATCGTCTTCCCCTGCATTTGGTATTTGCATCAAATTGGGAGAATTACAGCTAATTCTTCCACTATCTGTCCCTACAGGATTGAATGAACAATGGATTTTTCCGTCGGGATAACATACTTCTAAGAATTTCTGTGTAAATGTTTTCAGTTTACTTAATTCCTTGTGTTTCAATAACAGGTTACAGAATTTAACACCCATTATTTTATTACTATTCTTATATTCCATTCTACTTATGGCTACTAATGTTGCATTGTTAGTTTGAGGAACACCCTTTGCTGTTCTACTTTGTACAGGGAAACCAAAGTTTACGTCTAATAAGTCTTGATTTACTGTTTTGAATCCGTCATACCCGAATAATAATTGTGCTAATTGTTGTGATGAATTTATATCAAAATCAACTCCAACTAATTCTAACATTTGATATTCTAAGTCTTCTATGTCCTCTTGCATTTTTTCATTCATTTCAGCACATGCTTCTTTATCTATTGTTATACCTCTTTCTTCCATGTCATATAAAATACGTATAAAAGGTGGGTACATTTTGTAATATATCTTTGTCATACCTGTTATCTCTAGTTCCTCTAAATAATGTAAATATAACATGAAGGTAAAGAAGGCATCCTCTGTAGCGTAATTAGCACTATCCCCTATCATTGTTAAATCGAATGTAGCTTTCTGATTAGCTTTTAATCCAGCTTTCTTTTTTATCTCTTTGGGTACTTTAGCGACTACATCATTGAACTTTTCCATTTGATGATTAAATATACGTAACACATTAGGTTTTAACCCTTTATCTACATTTTCATTACATAACCATGACGCTATCATTGTATCAAATATATAAGGTGTCTTTATTTCAATTCCAATGCGTTTCATTACGTGCATGTCATATTTAATGTTATGTCCCACTATTGTAACATCTGTACGCTCAAAAGCTGGGCGTAAATGCCTAACTATAGTCTTCAAAGGAAGCTGTGGAGTAGGGTCGAATCGGTGACCAATAGGAATGTAATAACTATCATTAATACCAAAGCTAATTGATATACCCACTATTTTAAAATATGGATTATCTGCATTACACCAATCTACTGTATTTGTTTCTGTATCAAACGCAAACTCCATAACATCATATAATTTATAACCTAAACATCTTAGTTGTGTTTCACTTGTAACAATAACCGATTTTCTATTTTCAATCTGTTCTCTACCTAATAAATATGTTTCATAAAATCTCAACTTAATTCCTCCTTACTTAAAAAGGAACTCTTAATTGAGTTCCTTCTTTGTGAGTGATTACATCTATTTATATTATTCGGGTATATAACTTCAAATTCCGGTAAATTTAGTATATTCATATTGGTTTATTTCTCGTTTTTTCCTAAAACATTTCTTTCTATTCTATCTTCAACTCTACGATTAAGATACATTAAAGCTAATTCTATATGTTCTAATGCTTTTTCATTATATTCACTGGCAAATTGTCCAGCTTGAAAAGCTTTCATTCTATCTCTTACTATTTCTAATAAATCACTATCTATTACTCCATGTTGTGAGTTCTTATCTTTTCTTACTCCATGTTGTAAAAGTATCTCAGCTACAACACCTATAAAATTACTTCCATCACACCAACAAGTTTCACCTTCTTTGCAAATTATATATCTATGATTTGCCCCTCCTTGACCTATTTCATCTGCCGCATATACATCATTTAATTTTTCTCTTTTTTGAATAGTACTTAATTTTCTCATATAACTACCTCCTTTTATAAATATACCTCATTATACCATAGTTAAAGTTATATAGTCCACAGTTATAGTTTCATACCCTATTATTCTTCGCCTTCTAAAACATCTTTTAATGCTTTAGCTGGTTTGAATGAAACTGCCAATTTAGCTGGTACTTCTATTTTTTCTCCAGTTTTAGGATTTTTACAAGTTTTAGCTTTTCTTTCGTATACTTTGAAAGTACCTAATTGTGGTATAGTAAATGCTTCATTATCTTCCATAGCACCTACTGTAGTTAATACTAAATCTGCTACCACTTTTATAGCTTCTTTAATTTCTTTTTGTTTCATACCTGTTTCTTCTTCAAAGTTATTTATAACTTCCTTCATTGATAATTTTGTTACAGACATTTTACTTTCCCTCCTATTTTTTCAATTTAAATTTGTTACTTTTTTTATTTTTAAAGACGGATTTTGCCTTTTTATGTTTAGGCGTTTCGTCTTCATCATCTACACCAAGTATTTCGTCATCATCATCTTCGACCTCGTCATCTGTGTCATGTGTAAAATCTTTACCTTTAGAAGCTGTTTTAGATATTTCGGCTTCGATAATATCCATTAAACTATCTTCACTTCCGTCATACATTTCTTTATATTCTTTAGGTAATAATTCCTCTATTTCTTCTTCTGATATTTTATATCTTCCGTCTTTTTCTAAATTGTAAGTCGTATTAGTATCTTTACCAATACGTTCTAAGTAATATTTTATACCAGCAAGACCATAACGTTGAGATTTTCTTTGTATTATACCAGCAGTTTTAGTGCCTACTACATAAAGTTTTAATTGGCGTTCTATTGTTTTCTTTTTGCCATTGTCTTCATATTCATAAGGTCTTAAATCTAAAACTATCCAAGCACTTTTAAAACTAGGTCTGTCACCTGTGTCACATAAAGGACAATCATCTCCTGTACACATTACACTATCAAAATATGTTTTACCATTACGTGTGTTTTTTACATTATGTTCATAGAAGTTAACCGGTTCTTCTGTTAAGAACACTATAGGGGCATCTCCTTCTTTAACATATAATCTGTATATACCAGCTTTATTTTTTTGGTATTCCTCACGTCTTTTTTCTTCTTCTTTGACTGCGTCAAATCCTCTTTTAAATAAACTCATAAACTTTACCTCTCTTTCAGTAATCTACTAATTTCACATTTTCTTAATGTACTTAAATTATACACTCGTCCAACACACGTGTCAAACGAGTGTACAGATTTATTTCCTCATTTTGAACCTTATTTTTAACTTAGATGTTGCACCTTGTAACATTGTTTCAATTTGTTCCTTGTTACATTCTTGTGGGTCTTTACACCCTTCGGGATAAATCACATCATATGTTGTTACATCTGCCATATACTTGTCATACGCTTTTTTAGCACTTGCACCTCCTACATCATTATCAAACATACGTATAAACTTTGATGCCTTAGACTTTAAGTACTTGGCTTGTGTAGGACTTAATTTATTCCCTAAAATTGCTTGTGCATTAGGAAACCCTAACTGATGCAACCATAATGCATCTAATATACCTTCTACTAAAATTATTGTGTCATCTATTACTTCCAATTTATTTTGTGGGAACGTTACATGACTTTTCTCAAATTCATATACCCTGTAACGCTCATTTTTTCTTCGATTTTTACTGATGTAACGTCCAACAATACCAGCTAACTTTCCGTCTTCATAAAAAACGGGAATTGTAACAGTCTTATTTGTAACGTCACGCCCTATTTTAAAATCTATCATGGTCTGTTTAGTAAACCCACGCTTAAAGAAGTATTTATATGTTTCTTTACCACTTCTATAAGGTGCTAATGTTTTTATTGGCAATACTTTGTGTGTTTCCTTTTCTGTTACGTTACGCTTTTTCTCCTGTAATTCGTCATAAGTTAAAAGTGTTTGGTGTATTGTGTCTTCGTCCACTTCATTAAACTTAATATGGTATCTTTTTTCTAACCATTTTCGGGCGTTCATTACGCTTTTAAACCTATCTTTATCTGATAAGTAGCATAACCAATCTAATGTACCACTTGCATGGCATGAGAAGCAATTAAATATGTTATGCTCTACATTTACACCTGCACTTGGGTGTTGTTCCTTATGAACAGTACAAGTGAAGCGTATCCACTTATTACTACTGTGGTCTATCACTTCACTTGCACCTAGTTCCCATAACAGGTCACATATTTGTTCTCTGCTTAACATCCTATTCTACCAGCGTCTTGTAACATCTTTAATACAAAGTTCGTTGCCATTTCTTGTGCTTGTTGTGGAGTATCTCCCATAAAATGAAATCTTACATCTTGTACATAAATACAAACACTTCCATCTACTTCAATTTGAAAATCTACTCTATACATGTTGTACCTCCTATACAATTAGTTTTAGGTGTATCACGTTTATATAATTCGGGTTTTATTTTATCATCATATATACATATATTTATAGCTTCCCTACATGTTTCGCAATAAATATCAGATACATATTGGAAAGTACAATCCAAATACTTACTTTGAGGAACTTTACCTTGTAACAACTCCCAATTCATAAAAGTTTCTCTTTCTAATTCACCTTTAGCTAAAGCGTGACTTATGCTTCGAGCTTCTCCCTTATACGGAATCCACAATCTACATATGGAATTAGGTGCTACACAATTCTCCACAAAATCTCTTAAAGTTATTTTAGTTTTCATCTTTATTTCCCCTTTCGTCTTCTTCTAATGGTAATGAAGCGTAATATTCTGCATTTTCCATTACATCATATAATTCACAACCAGCACTATCTCTTAAATAAGATAAAACTAAACATGTTATAAAATCTGCTATTGCATAACCAAAACTTTCTCTATAAATCCCGAAGACGGGGTTACGTGTTAAGATACAATACACATCTATCCACGTAACAACAGCAAAGGCTATACTTAATATATTGAACAATACCACTTTTGATTTTAATAAAAAATACTGAAACATCTTAATATCCTCCTTCTTAATCTATACCTAGAACTCCACTTTCAAATTCTTTTTCTGTGTAATCTTTTTCACCTTGTGACACATATATACCTCCAAAATTCATTGTGTCAAAGTTCCAATTTAACATTACACTTCCCAATACACCTTCTCTTTGTTTTTCTAAAACGATTTTAGCTTCTTTATCCTCAATCATTTCTTCAGTACGCTCTAATCGCATGACAACATCCGATTCATGTGTAATAGCTTTTGCAAAGTTTACACTTTCAAGTCCACCTTTGCTCTTTAAATCTTGTTGTGTATTTGCACAAATAGGAATTTCCAAACTCTTAGCTAACTTCTTTAATCCCCTAAATATGTGTGTTACACGCATGTGGTCTGCTTCTGCCCCTTCTTCATCTTCCATTAAATATGCAGAGTCTACAAATACTATGTCAGCTTCCTGTAATTCTACTTTTGCTCTAATAGATGAAACAGTTGTCGCTGTATCTATTATGAATGTTTCTAAACCTTTCTTTGTTTCCAAAAATTCATAATAAATCTTTTCTTGGTCGGGTGTTAATTTACCACTCTTAAAATCGCTATAATTGAACTCTGAATATAACATTCCCATAGCCATAGCTTCTAGTCTGTCTTCTATTTGTTCCTCACTCATTTCTGTTGTAAAGAACATTACACGATAACCCTGTAACCACATGTAACATGCAAATAGTATAAAAAGCCATGTTTTCCCTGTTGAAGTCTTCGCCATGAGTGTAATAAGTTGTTTAGGTTGTAACCCTTTAAGCATATAATCTAGTAACTTAATACCTGTTTCAATTCCTAATATACCTTTATTACGTTTACGTTCTTCATAACGTTTCTTTCTATCATCCATATCCTTTGTTGTATCTACTGCTGTTGTTTCTGTTAAATCTAACTCTACTTTGTTTACCAATTTACGAATACTTTTTACTGCATCACTTACTTGACCACTATCTAACATATCAGCTACTTCATTCATATAACCTACTATAGTGTTATGTGTTTTCTTGTCACGTATTTCATCACACCAATATGCTAGGGGTTCTTCTGTACCTACACTATCTTCGTACGTTTCTAATTCTATATCCGGGAATTTTTTCTCAAATATACGTATTGTAGGTACTGTTCCATTTTTCATGTAAAAATCATCTATAAATCGAATACAGGGTTGATATTCCTTTTCAAAGTATTTTGCTGTTATTTGCTTGTCTTTTAAAATGTCATAGTCCTTTGTTTCAAGTAATTTTGAAATTAACCCAATTTCTACACTCATGTTTCTCACCTCAATCTAATTTAAAAAATAAGTTTTCTAATTTCATCATACGAATAAATATAAGGTGTGTCAATTAGACCATAACTATCCGAAACAAAATAACCACATCTTGTACTTAACACTAATTCCAAAACTTCGGGTGTCATATATGTTACCCTCACACTCAATCTAATACTACCAAATACTTTAAAAAAGTTTTGTCTATTCATCATGTAATTAGCAAAATGTTTATCTTTACTTACAAATACCACATTCATATCAGTTCTGTGTACAACCTTTAATATAAAAGCTAATTTAGCTGGGTCATATCTATACTCCTTTTTTCTAAAGGGAAGTATTCTTCCCCACAAAGAATGTGGGGGAACTTCCTGTAATGTAACTAATTCATCTAAATCCACATATAACATTGGTGCTGTTTGGTTACTTATATCTCCATGTAACATTTCAATTACTCCTTTCTATTATCTTTACCTACTAATTTTATAGGTGTCATATTACCTTTTATTAAAGACTCTATACTTGCCCCGTATCTTTCAACTACACTTTTAGGTGCTAAATTGGTGCATATAATAGTTGGAAATCCTTTGTCTTCTCTATGACGTAATAAGTCTTCCAATAATGTCATGGCTAACTTATTATCTTGTTCTTTACCTATTTCTTCTAAAACTAAAAATTCTCTATCTTTAATGTCCTTTATTACATCTTCTGTATGCATTTTTAATTCAAAGTTGTTACATCCCCATGCTCTTGTATAAAGTGTCATGTAATCTACCCATGTCATACGTTTTGCTGTATAACGGTGTCTATAGGCTTCCTTTATTATTATTGATGCAATAGATGTTTTTCCTGTACCATTACTTCCATACAAAAATAACCCTTTGTTATATTTAAAGCTGTTATCAATATTATCAATATACCCTTGCACATAATCTAGGATTTTTTCACTTAAATCTAAATCCTCTAAAGATAAATCTAGGAGTGCTTTTGGCACTCCCATGTTTATCAAGTTTTTATTACTTAAAGTTGTTCTTATTGGACGCATTATTCCCACTCTCCTATACTACTTTGTTCATCTGCAACTTTCTCATATTCCCTGTTTTTAAACTTACTATTTTTAGGCGTTTCATTATACGTTCCGTCTATCCAATCTTGTGTGTCAGATATTATTTTATTTGCCCACCCCGAAATAATTATATCGGGATTTGTTTTACGCATATCTAAATATTTTTGACCACTATCTATTAAAAAATCGTACATCTTTAAAATAAACTCATTATCCATTGTCTGTTGTGCAATTTTTATGTTACGCATATAACGTACATCCAATTTTTTGCTTGAGTAAAACTTTATTCCTTTTGCTGTTAACTTATCTTTATAATACCAAAGAATATCTGCACTTGAATAGTTTTCTACGTCTTTTACCATATATGCTCTTTGTGGTTGTTTTTGTACTTGTTTCTTCTTTATTAAAACCTTTTTAGCACTTGTTTGTGCTTGATTCCTACGCTCTCTAAATAAATCTTTTAGGTCTGATGTGTCACGTTTCATTCCTAATGTAATATTGTTCATTGTATGTTCACTACCTCTCAATTTTATTCTTCTGTGAATTTATCACATACATAATTTATATTGTCCTGTAACTCTTTTGTCAAGTCATTCACTATTACCTGTCTATCTTCACCCTCATGCACTTCTTGAGAAATCCAGCAGTCAACACGTAATGATTGAAAATCTCCTAAATTTAATGTAACGCCTACACTTAATCCAACTACGTTAGGCATAAATTTAGTTACAGGATTTCCTTCTTTTAATGTTTCTTTATTCTTTGTTACAGTTGTATTTTCGTATGCTTCCTTATTTTTCTTTTTCATTATTTTCTTTGCCAATGTAATCACCCCTTATATTAAATACGCCACAACTGTTACGCTGTGACGTACCTTTATTATACTAAATCTTTTACATCTACATCCCCACTAATAAGTGCTTCTACAATATCAACACCTGTAATAGTGAAGGCACAATCTACATCATTGTTACTTACCACTATTGTTATACCTTTAGCTTTCATAGTGAAACCAGTTAAAAGGTATGTGGTATCTAAACAATATTTTAATGTCACATAATATAATGCCCTTTCTAACACTTCTGATTGAACTACTTCCTTAGCTATACTTGCATTATTAGTAGTTTCTGTTACTTCCTCTTTTTTGGCTCTCTTTTTTAATGCCATATTATTCACCCCTTATTAATTCTTTTATAATATAAGTATAATTACCTTCGTTTTTAAATGAATACTTATAAAAAGCTGTACCATATTTTGCATTTAAAATATTCACTGCTTCCATACAAGCATTACATACTTCTTCGGGCATATCTTGTAACCCTATGTCTATTCTTAATACAAGACCTTGCTCTAATAAATCTAAATTGTCACTTGCATAGTCTATAAGTGTGTCCTTAATTACAGCACATTCAATACTAGGATTAATACCTGTATAAGTTAAAGACGGGTCACTTACTGGTTTAACAAAATAACCCAAGCCTACTGTATTTATTTGAGGTTTTTTATATGAGTTGGTCATTTTATTCACCCCTAATCTTTGTATTTTATACGTAATTCCAAAAGTCTTTGGTAGGGGATTATTGCTACAGGCATTTCATCCATGTCTTGTAGGGAAACGTAATACTGATTATATATTACATTTGCCACATTATGAATATATGATATACCTTTTCTACCAACTAATTCATAACACACATATTCTATTTGTGGGTCTTTATCTAAGTTTGCCATTTTATTCACCCCCTAATAATATTGCTTGTTTACTTCTCCTAAAGCGTCATGCACTTTTCTCGGAAAAGATGTATTAGCAACGCTGTAACCTTGTCTTACATTACATTGTTCAGCTATCCTAACTATTGTTTCAATCTGTTCTTCACTATACATTCTTCTACCATTTTTATCTTTAAAAATTGGCTTAGGAAGTATACCAGCTACTTCCCATTTTCGTATAGTTTGTGATGTTCTTCCTAATTCATTAGCTAGTACGTTGATAGGATATAATTTTATTTTTTCTCCATTTTTTAATGTATAAACTTTAGCTCTCATGTTATCCCTACTTTCTGACTAATTTTTTTACACGTGGTTTACACGTAACCTTTGGCATTTCTTTAGGTTCTTCTTCTACTTCTTGCTGTCTTAAATCCACTTTATAACTTACTGAAATGTTACTCATTTGTTCCACTTCTTCTACAGTAAGTAAACCTTCTGAAACAAGTTTTACAACTTTATCCTCATTTATATATTCAACTGTATCTGTGACACGTTCCAATAAATCTTTGTGATGTTCTTCTAAAAATGCTTTTGCCCTATCTTGGTTAAATCTAATTGTTGTGGCTTTTATGTTACCTAACACCCAATTATCATCAGTAGTGTAATAACTACTACCTTTAGCATCTTGTGTTCCTTTTTCTTTTGCTATTTCTTTTATCTTGTTTGCTAATTCCTTTTTCTTTGCATCCATTATTTTACATTGTTCTTTAATATTATTGTACTCCATTACTAATTCTTTAATATTCATCTCTTTACCTCCGTTTTTCTTATTTTCAGTATCTAATAATAAGTATAAGTTACGTCCAAAAAGTTGTCAATAAGAAAAAAGAACCCTATTTCCTAGAGTTCCACATTCTGCTAGGACTATGTACTAATCCTAACTTATTTAAAATTCTTAATATAAAGTATCTCATTGTTACACCTCTTTAACTGTGAAGCCTAAATCAAGGTAACGTCTTCGTCTTGTGTCTTTGTGTCTACGTGTACCCCAAACATCATTACTATAATAATCAAACACATAGGCTTCCTTTTTCTTATTATCGGTTCTACGTATTCTTCCGACTATCTGCTCTGTATTCTTTGCATCATTTATTGAAGCTACTAAAAATAAAGACTGCCATGACTTAACATTTGTACCTTCTGTCGCAATTCCATATGTAACAAGTGTCACATCTGCTTTTTCTGCTTCCTGTAACATTACATCTTTGCTATCTTTGCTGTCACCATAATATTTGTAATGATTTATATTTTCAGCTTCCAAATATTTTGCGTATAAATCTATGTGCTGTTTCTGTTTAAATGCCATTACACATTTATGACCTTTCTTTACTTCACTTATTACATCACGTAACACCATTTTCATGTAACGGGTATTTTCTACCATGTTATTTTCTATGTCAAAATAATTTATACCTTTAAGTAATTTATGTGGCACATCCGTTACATTATAAAGTGGGTGATATAAATGCCATTCTTCTTTAGGAATATGTACATACTTCGTACCTTTTTTATAACACTTAGGAATGTAACGAATACCTGTGTTACGCATAAATACTTTTACAGGTAATATGTCTTCCGATTTTTTAACTTTATGATAATAAGCTACATCACCGAACATAGCATATATATTTTTGGCGAAAGAATCTGACCTCTCTAGGGTAGCAGTTAATCCTATTCTGTATGCCCCTTTAAATTCGTTGATTAAATCATATTGCTTACTCCCAGCTCTATGTACTTCATCAACTATGACACACCCAAATTCTTCTGTAACGTAACGTAGCTTATCACTGTCTAACCTATTTAAAGTTTGAATAGTGGCTATTGTTATTTGCTCTCCTATTTCAAACTTTTTAGCTTTTATTAATCCCATTTTAAACTTATCACCAAATACTACTTTTGCATCTTTTTGCCACCCTTTTACTAAATCGTCTTTATGTACCACAATTAAAGTTTTTTGGCGTAACATAAAAGAAATATGTAACCCTAATATTGATTTACCCATACCTGTGTTTAATACAATTAATCCTTTTGTTGTGTCATTAAAGTACGCTTTTTCAGCTTCTTTTTGCACATCCCTTAGCTGTATTAGGCTCTGTGGGAACTTTACAGTATGTTCCAGGGATTTATCAATGTATTTGTCTAGCATGGTATAGCCATAACCTCTAGGGACTACATATTGGTGATTTTTCCTATCATAGGAATATAAATAAATATTCTTAGGTATGTGAGTTGAGTTGTACCCCGAATAACGTAAAGCGTTATAATATGCTTGGTTTTCCACTGTTAAATCGTCTTTAATTTCCTCAATCTCTTTTGTAGTTAAATCGGCTTCGTTAATGTAACACTTATCCTGTATTACTATCATACTTATAACTCCTTTCTTTACGTTAGGTTTAACAACCTAACAATATTTATTTAAACACTTTTCAAGTGTTAATAATATTTTACACGTGTCCTTAAACGCTTGTCAAGCGACCGAAACAAAAAAAGACAGCCATTACAGCTGTCTTCCAAATTTTATAAGAAGTGACTAAAAAATTCCACTACTAAAGCAGAAATAATTGTTATAATCGCTCCACTTGTTGCTTTATGTTTTTCTTCTAAATGTTTAACCCTTTCTTCCAAGGGGAGTACTTTACTTGATATCTCCTCTATGTCATCTACTTCCTTTTGCAGATGTTTTACATCTTCTTCTATTACGTCCACTTTTTTAACGATTTTCTGAATGTCTTTTATGTCATTTTGTATTCCCTGTAAAGTAGAGTTCATTTGAGCAATATCCTGTAACACTTGTAGTAGGTATTTTTCGTTATCCATAACGCTCACCTACTTCTTGTCTGTTACATCACTCTTTGCTCCTGTAACTTGTTTATATGTTTGGTGTACACCTATTGCTACACCCCAACATAAAATTGCGATTAAAAAATTAACGTAATCAATTCCTTTTATACCGAAAACTATAACAATAGAAATTGGTAATAATACTAAAGGAATCCATCTGTTATCTAGGTATTTATACGTTTTAAGTACTTTCCCTATAATCATTAAACAAGTTACTAATAAAGCTAATTCTCCTGTAAGATATTGACTTACTAATGCTTCCATAAAGCATCCCTCCTTAATTGTATAATTTATACAACTTTGGCGTATTTTTTATTTATATAGCAAAGTCCGTTATCTGCGTATGGAAAAGCTATTATGTTATGTCCGAAGAATATATTGCCTTCTATTTCTACTCCTTCTTGTAACACTATTTCTTCTTTTGTCATTTTATCCATTAAAGGTTGAGTTAAGTTATCAGCTTTAAATATTCCAGTATCTTGTGTTATTTCAATTTTTGCGTCATGTCTGCCTATTGGAAATTGATTAGCTATAGGGAAAACTAAATTACCTTCTTCGTCATGTATGTTTCTCCAAGGTTCTTCTTTCCATTTATTAAGTGCTTCTTCATAAGTGCCACACTTAATTCCTCCCTTTAAATAATTTTCATGGCTTACTGCAACTATATATGCCATATTACCTACCTCCTTATTTTTTAACTTTTACTATATAATAGCGATAACACCAAAGATTGTCAACCTAATATTCATACACAGGTTCTACCCATGTTTCATTTGCTGTAACGTAACCATATGGTGTTTTATACATATAACTAGAACCTACTTTAACCTTGTCTAAAACAGTTAAAGCTGTTCCCACTTCTAACTCTTTTATAACAACATCATCTTCCCAACTTGGTTCACTTCTAAAGTTGACAGGTTTTATTATCCTAACATATTTAGGTAATTCAGTATGATGTTGTACACCTTTAGCTATATATGTTACGCCTAATTGTTTACATACACCTCTTGCTGTTGCTTCAGCACATTTTTCAATGAAATCCTCATCTAACATGTGTTTAGCTTCTTTCCAATAATCCATAAAGCCATATTCCACTAAAATGGCTGGTGCATGTGTTTGTCTAAGTATTGCAAGAGTAAATCCACACATTTCAGTGTCTTGTACTACACCATAATCTCTTTCGGGTTGTAATGCTTTTTTTAATTCGGCATGTACCTTATTTGCTAAAGAAACGGATTTAGAAGAACAACCTCTAGTTTTTAATACTAATAACCCTTTTACTCTAGTTTGGAATTTTAAGCAGTTACCACTAGCGTTAAAGTGATTAGATACAACTAAATCTACACCTAAATTATTAAAATGTTTCGCTCTAGTGGCTAAAGGTGTATCTACATTATCTTTAAATCCCGAATATGATACACCTATGTGACATCTTTTAAGTGCGTCACCTAATGCATATGACACTTTTTTATTAAACTCATATTCATGTATTATTTGACCTTTTTTCTTTATTACATTACCTTTAGCATCTTTTATATCTGCTAAAATTGGTGGGGTTCTTTTCCCGTCTGTTACTAAGCTATGCCCAGCATCTATTCCTACTAAATATTTACTCATAAATATCTACCTCCTATACTTGTATTATCTTTGTACACGTTACTTTAATTGAAGCCACATCAAAGAACGCATAATCATTTTGACTAGAAGAATAAGTTTGTACCTCTGTCATACTTCCGTCACATATTGCTGTAACAATATCACTAGGTAAATTTAAAGTGATGTTACTGTTACGTGCAACACCTTTGCCCTCATTGTAATATGCTCCATTAGGGCGTTTTACTTTTGGTACTGGTACTGCTCCAGCATAACCATGACCCGAATTTACTCTGTGTAATGTAAGTGATATTTCAACTGTACCCTCTATTGCATCTGATACATAAGTTTTAACTTCTGTTGGAATTGTACCGTGACCTGTATGATTTTGGTATGCTTTACCATTAGAGTTAACCCAGTGACCTTGACCCATTTGTTTAGTTTTAGCACTTGTAAATAGACCACTTCCACTCACTGTAGTGTGTAGATTAGTTAAATCAAATACCTTACTTACTGTCTTACGCACTTCCTCTGGTGGTGTAACAGGTGGGTTAGGATTTTCACCTCCACCTGTTCCGGGGTCTGTACTACCTCCACCACTTGCTGATGGTACATATAAACTATCTTTACCTGTAGAATTATTTGGTGAAGTGTAATTATGTAACGCCACAAAAGATAAAGAATCTAATTCATTACTATTCTTAGGATTTATTCTATAACCTCCGTAATACATTACACCACTTGTACCAGCTAAACGTCTTGTACAATTACCTATATTGTTTTGGTCATGTATTGTAAACATGTTATTACCATAATATTGGTTTTCATATTGTGCCACGTCACAGTTATTAACAAATATGACACCCCCATTTTCTACTAAAGCAAACGTGTCTATAAATGTTGTATCTGTTATCTTTTTACTACGTATACCTTTTACTTTTATTGTCGCATTATCTGCTACTAATAAAGCGTTACATCCTTTAGGACTATCTAATACTGCTCCTACATCACTTAAATGATTATATCTTTGCCCCTCTATTTGTAGTAACACTGTATTGTTACAGGCTTTTATTGCATACTGACCTTTAACTTCTTTACTAAAATCTAATGTTATCTTTCCATTACCTATTAACCCCTCAAATACGGGTTTGTCTAAATTGTAATAATCTCCATTCTCAATTTTTACTGTAACATATTTATCTAAGTAACACCCAAAGGATTTAATATATCTAGCAATATCCTCTATACTGTCAGCTTTATTTGAAGTATTACGTCCTGTTCCGTCACCTGTTGCATTTGGAGTTACATATAAGGTACTTGGTACTTCCTTTGTTACACGTAATAATTGTAATGTTTCCCAATTTATATCTGTTGCTGTAACACTTTGAAAAACGGAGTCAAAATCAGAACCAATTTTTATTAAAATGTTCCCGTCATTGTCTACGAATTTAATACCTTCTGTATCTATAAATATACTCCCTACTTTTTCTAATGTTGTTGTATCTATTAAATCTGTTTGAAATTTTCTTGTCCCAAATTCTTCTAATTGTTGTTGTACTGCTTTTATTTGTTCTTTTAATCCCCCAGTGATATTTACTGGTGGTTTAGTAGAACCCATACCTATGTATAAATCTAAGGTATCTACTGAAAATCCAGGTTCTGCTACTGACATACGCTTTGGCACATCTTTAGCAAATCCATGCTTAAATTGTATCTGACCTTTTCGTGTTCTGTTACCTGTAGTCATATACTTTCACCTCCATATTTTTATTATACTATATCTTTCCTATTATTAAAATAACAGGGCATAACACCCTGTTATCTATTTTAGTACATTATCCCTTAAAATGTCATCCATGTGTATAACAATGAAGCTAAGGAAAAACCATAACACACTAAACAACAAACTAATTTGACCTAATACATTAAATTTCAAGTTACTGTAATCCCATATATGTAACTCAAGTTTTATATTAAGTATGTAACCTGTAACAAATTCAATGAATGTAACAATAACACTTCCTAATAACATCTGTAATAAAACGGGCATTTTAGGAGTAACCTCATTGATTAATCCTATCAGCAATCCACATAAACCTCCTACAAAGAACATAGATGTTGCACTATGTCCTCTGTAAAAGACTTCTAGGAATACATAAGAAACGCCAAATATAAAGAATATTACAGAGTTTTTATAGAGTATGTGTTTCCAACCATTTTTTAACTTGTTCATCTGTATACTCCACATTTACTTTCAACACGTTTTCTGTTATAGTACATTCATTTATTGCTACTTCCATAGTTTGCTGTAATGATACTAAAGGTGTTACGTAGGCATCTATTTCCATAGATAGTCTTTGTAACTGTGACAGTTCCCAACTCTCACATATATCCCCTGTATCATTCCAAGTTAAATTATAAGGCATACCTATTTGAGCATACATTGTCGCCATTAAAACTTTACTTGTTAATTGTTGCTGTTTTTCTGCCGTTACATTATAGTATCTTCCTTCTTCATATTTACAGGTACTTAATAGTGGATGTTCTTCTAAATATTTTGCCAAGTTTTTCTTACTAAGTGAAATTTGGTTCTTTTTAAGTGTAGCCAATGGGTCTATTGTTTCACTAGGTTCTTCCTCGGGTGGTTCATACGTTGCGTCATCTACCTCTATGAAATCTTCGGGTTTAGAATAGATACCTAAAGCTACTTTATCTACCAATATATTATCACTTACAAGTATTTTCTTGCCTACGTCTGCGTAGATATACGTTATCTTATCGCCAGTGCTTGTAATTTCTTCTTTTACATACATATTATCACCTCTCTATACAAATACAACATTCCAACCTTTAAGTGTACCTTTAGTTGTTAAAGTTTCTTTTTGTGCTGTAGTTAATGAAGTAGACCCAGCATAATTGGTTAAAGTACCAAATGTTACAGTTTTGGGTGTAGAGGTTGGGGACGCTACTTTAAATGAGATAATATCTTGGTCTATATACTTGTTCATTCCGTTTAAATCTGTATTTTCTAACCTAGTAAACCCAATTCTAAAATATTTACCTTGCAGTTTATTAACATAACTATCGAATGTTCTTCCAGTTGTTCCATACCTAGATTCCCAATCTGCATAAGAGAAGGTATTAATTCCTCCTTTTAATGGTGTATCAATATCTGTATACCAATATACACAAACAGTACCTCCCTTTGCTACATTGTTGAGTATGTCATTAATTTTTAGAGTATACTTAGTTTTTGCTTTTACAGGAATATAATCTGTAAAAAATCCAGAGGTTGAGACAGGACTTGTTGAAGTAGTACCTAAATACAAAGCTTGGGTTTGGGTCAAGTGGGTCATTTTATTAGCACAATCCAATTCTTCCAAAGCATCCGTAACAAATTTTAAATATGTTTCATACACCATTCTAGTACGAGCCAAGAATCTTACATCTCTACTATTACCTTGTTTAGCTACTGTGAAATCCTTAATAAATACTGGGTTTGTGTTATGAACTAATTGCATATCCATTACATTTAAATCCAAATTATCTATTGTTAAGTTGGCTATTTTTTTATCACCTAAGAAGTAAGTTGTACCTAATTTTGTACCTTTATACTTACTTAAATCGAATCGCAAGTTGGTTAATGCAGATACCTCACTAACACATAGGAAAGCCTGTAAGGTAGTATCTGCTTCTGTCCCTACTGTTTTATTGTAAGTATAAGGTGGTAATATAACTTTTAAATCCTTAATGTCATTACTGCGAATAAGATTTAATGCACCACCAGGATTTAATAAATACTCCATTTTACTAAAGTCTAAAGTAAAAGTTTCGGGCATTTTAACGTCACCATTAAATAGGTTTAGTATATTTCCTGTTACCTTTGGTGGTATAGAAAATACAGAAGGTACTTGTAACGCTCCACCTTTAACGTTATAACACATTTGTGTTATAGTAGTACATTCTGACCCGTCTGCGAAAGTTGGTATAGTATTAGGTGTTGCCTGTGTTATATTGGAAGCATCAAACATACTAGAACATTCCGTAACAGTATTTGGTATTGTAGTAGGTAATCCTAATAAATTCCCTATGTTCGCTCTACTAAATGCCCCTCTCATTGATGTACATTCTGATATATTTAATTCTGTAATGTCTAAAGTAGGTACAGATACTCCTGTAAAAGTACTATGTAAGCTAGTACATATTCCTTTCATTACTAAACTTCCTTCTTGTATTGTTGTATCGTTAAATCCATATTCTAAAGCACCATTAAAAGTGCATTCAGATAAGTCTAAGGCTTTAAACTTACAATCTCTAAATAAGTTTGTACCCAATAAATTAGAACCTGTAATTTTTAAAGGGTAAGACAGTTTTAACCCATTAAATCCATTTGTTAGCATAACTTGACCACGCTTAGTAGGTAGTTTAATTAAGTCTATTCTATTTAACCCTGTACAGTTGCTGAACACTGCACCTGTTGCATTAACAGCATTGGAAAGGTTAAGAGTTCCTATACGTTCTAATGAAGTACAGCTAAGTAAATTAGATATATTTCCACGATTTGGTGTATTAAATTCTTTAATGTATTTGATATTAGAATTTTGAAACCATAATCCATAGTTACCTTCATTATTATTTATTACAATTCCGTCTGTATCATAATCTGTTTGTTCTTTCAATACCATTCCACTACTTTGTGTAGCATTTGTTATGCTATTTAAAAATAGTAGAGTTAAAGCATCAGTCCATGCTATTCCATTATTTTTTGCATTTAAAAGTACAGCATCATAATACGCCACATTACCTAAATTTGTAGGTACTTTTACTACCACAGATTGATTAATGTTTGCAAAGGCATAATTTAAACTTCTTCCAGTAAATGCTGAATAATCTAGCGATACATTTTCCAAAGCTGTAAACATAAGTAATGACATAGCATATGTTGTTCCTTTAATCTTTGCATTTTTAAGCGTGTAGTTCATTACATTATTTTTTATAGAACTTATAGTAGAATAAAAAGTATTATTTCCTAACCCTTTTGGGTACACATCTGTACTAAACACTTCTACTTCTCCTAAACCTTCAAAGTTCCATGTAGGCTCATCAAAGGTAGGTTCATAATCCTTGTTTGCTTCTGTGTTACACCATATATTTGGTATTAAATAAGGTGCTGAAATAGGGGTATTCCACACATATGCACTATTAGAAAGAGTGGCATCTCCATTACTAGCCACACCTAAATTTCCTGGAACTTCCATATATAAGTATTTTTCAAAACTATTACCTTTATATGTATCTAGGTAATCAAAATAGTGACTTACTCTGATACCTTTTATGGTTGTTGGTATTTTTATACCTAAAACCTCTGTAGGTAGGTATAAGAATAAGTTTTCAATAGGTGTATCTGATAAATCTAAGATTTTGCATCTAAAATTACCAGCTTTATTTACATAATTCCCTTTAGATACCCCTAAATATGATTCATAATCTGTATGTATATAAACGCCACTCATCCAAGAAGGTGTATCACATGATTTTCTACCTATACCTGTTGTATATAATGTTTTAAGTTTAGGTGTATTAGTTGCCTTTATTGTTACGTCATTTAATTTTGAAATATTACCTGTATAATCATATGTTCCATGCACATTATCTTTGGTTGTATACTCTATTGGACTGTTAACACCAAGTTTTATACTTTGTAACTTAGGCATATTTTTAACTGTGATAGCTAATAAACCTATTGGATATAACACTTCTAAATTTTTAAGAGCCATCATAGAATTATCCAAACTTATTTTTTGTACCCCACTTAAAAACCAGCCATTAGAATATGTATTGTCACTAACTGCTTCATTATATTCTAAATCCCCAAAGGCTTTTACACTAGGGCAATTTGTTAAAGTCAATTCTTTACAACTATGTCCTTGTTCTAACCCTATTACTTCTAGTTGAGGACAGTTAGAGAATGTTACAACCTGTACAGCTTTAGGATACCATATTTCTTTTATGTTACTACCTTTAGGGTTAAGGTGTACGCCTTGTAATTGTGTGTTTTGACAATTTACATATTTTATATTCCCACAATTTATAACTTCAAGAGTTTTAGTTGTTTGGTCACCTACACCTAAACCTGTACAATCCTTTAAATTGACTGTACGTAAATTAGTACATGAACTTAAATCTATAGTTTTTAAATTTTCACTGTGACAAACCACTTCTGTTAATCTTGGGGCGTTTGCTATTTCGATAGTAGTAGGTGCAAGGTTTGACAATTCACCTAAAGATTTAATGTACTTACCTCCATAAATACGAATTTCTTGGTCTGTTGCCGTAACAGATTTAAATGTAAATCTTACCACTTCACCTTTTTTAACTTCTTTTATTTGTATTGCTTGTGCATCATCAGCGTTACCTGTGTTACGCCATTTTACTTGTACATACATATTATCAAACATTTCCAAGTCTATATAAACATCGCCTTGTTTACTGGAACGTAATTTTACATAGTCAGAAGTTGTAACCCAATAGTTCATGTAAGTATCAATATATAAAAGTCTAGCACGTAACCATTCCATTACTTGTTGTTTACCTTGACCATGTAACACTTTTAAGTAGGATGAACCGAATTGTAAATATTTTGTTTCACAGTCAGAGTTATAATAAGTGGCTGGAATTAAATCCATTTCATTAGTTATGATACATTCATAAATATTTTCCAAAGTTAATGTAGTGTTACGCATTTTTGTATATTCGGCTTGTATATCTGCCCACATTAACTCTATTAATCTTGACCATAATCTTGAACTACTTGTGTTATATGTTCCAGCTTCTATTTTTATATTACTTTCAGTAAACGCTAGAACCCCTTCATTGTTTAATCCTATTGTTGTGTCACAGTCATAAATTTGAGGATACCATGTTGTACCATTATCCCATGTTGCAAGTTTCATATTCTTACCTAAAGAGTCTACTGCTCCCATTACAAGACAGTAAATTAAGTAACGTAACAGGTATTCCTTATTGAAATACACATTGTTATTTATGTTCGTAACAAATTCTTCGTCCGATGATTTATCTACGAATTTTACAAGGTCGATTATTTCATCCATTGTATCATTTCCTGCACGTCTTGTAGGTGGGTATAAACAAAGGAAATCCGATTTATAATAATCTAGTTCACTGCCGTCATGCTTAGTGGCATCATACTGGAAAAATGCCCCAGCTGTTGTGTCGGAGTTGGCAGAAACTTCATAGGCTAAACAGTTATCACCTGTGTAACCAAAACTTGCATTGCTGTAACGGTCTGTATTGAAATTGTAAACTCCCATAAATTCGTCATTGATGTAAAGTAACATAGGGAAACCTTGTACAGCATTTTGTACCATTGCATCTTTTAATTGTGCTGGGTTCTTACTTGTGTACCAATATTTATTTACTAAGTTACCTATACCAACGTTACGTGCATGTGAACTTTCCATGTAGTCACATTTCAAACAGAATAAGTATTCTTGTACCCCATTTTGATAAGGACTATAATAGTATTCCTTTAAATCATCATCATACAGCTCAATGTTATAATTTTTTCTAATGAAATCCAGTGAAGATGTACCTTGCCAGTACACTTTACAGTATTTTAATTCAAAAGGTTGACCAAATTTTTCTGTATTAGTACTTGTGTATACTGTCCTCATTGTTATTTTATTAAACTGCGTCATATTTTCCACTTTATTTTCAACTTCATCAGAATATAACCTCATGGTTGGAAGTGTATTATTATTGAAACAGAAATTAAACAATTCCTCTTGTTTCTGTAAATCACTTTCCTGTGCTATAACATTTTTAACTATGTCATCATTAGAAACCTTTCTTGCATATACCCTAATATCATAAATTTCGCAGTTACTATTGTTACCTAAATCTTTGTCACATCCTACATAAATCTTTCCACTATGTGCAAAGTTTTCAAGTACAGCACTAACACCACTACCACTGTCACTTAATTTAAATGCAGATGTAATAATACCATTTACATAAATCTTAGCAAATTTATCCTGTCTATCTATTTGTAATGAAACAGTTGTCCTTTCATCGGGTGTTATATAAACCCTTGCTTCATTTGAAATAGAGTTCAACATGGCTTCTCTAAGGGCGACATGGAAACCTTTATTAGTACTTGCATCTCTACATTCCAAAATTTTTGCATTTTGAATACCTGTATCAGTAGCTTTAAAATCTATTTCTACTGTAAGTCCGTAAGGTGCATTATCTTCCATACAAGCATAATCTATTTCAGCGTATGCCCCTCCTGTACATAACAATGCCCCATTTACCCAACCATTTGTTTCAAAGTTAAATCCATGTAACGTAGTAGTTATTTGACTTGTTCCATTATCATAAATAAATTGTTCTTTGTCATCATCACGATTCGTTCTTGTAGCACAACCCATTTGATAACGTAACCCCTCTTTATTTATTTGTAATGGAGTATACGCCCCTTGTTCTACAACAAAAGTACCTTCTAGTGAAACAGTATCTGCACCTAAAGTACACTCTATTTTATAACTGTGACTACCTAGTGGCATATCATTTAAAGTCCAAGCATAACTACCTCTTTTACTTGTTAGCGTTTTATTTACTTCTCCGTCAAGTGTTAGAACTATTGTAACAGCTGTGTCATCCTTATAAGATACACGATAATCAATTATAACGGGAACACCCAATGTACATGTTGGATTTTCGCCAAAGGTAGATGAAACATATAAACTATCAGAGTTTATAACTACCAAGTTAAAACTATAAGTTTCTGAAATAAATTGACCACTAACTGCTTTAACTGTTACAGCATGTATACCTACTGTTAAGTTTTTAAAGTAGTATTCATTATATCCATTTTTACATTTTACACTTGATTTATTGTTATCCACTGTTACATCAAGTTGTATATCCGTTTGGTCTGTGTCTATAGTGTAACGCATTAGGATATCCTTATCTGCTGGATAATCTGCGTAATAATCAAAGTCTAGGGTTAAACTAACCCCACCATTTATAATGTTATAGGTTAAGTCATTTGACATTAAGTTTGCCCTATCTTTTGCATACACTACAATTTTGTTACGTAAAGCATCTAATTTACCCAAATTAATTGTATTCATACCTTGTCTAATAGTATAACTTCCAGCTTCTTTATTATTAATTAATACTATTAATGCACCTCCACCTAAATTAGGTGATGCAAAGAATACATTTATAACTATTTCTTGACCTTTAGGTACAATTTGATTTAATTCATCCGAAGTGGTAATAGTAGGCATTACTATACCTCCAGCACCTCCACCTCCACTACCTCCACCATTAACTTTTAACCAATCAACAGCTTCGGAAAGATTTTCAATTCTACCTGTATGGTCTTGCAATGTTATACCCTGTGCGTCACGTTCTCCAGCTAATTCTGCTAATGCCCCTTCAACATTGTTACTATCAAAGAGTTCAGCCGAATCCTTTACAGGGATTCGGCTGGCTGGAGTGTCTGACACGTATTGTTTTTTCTTATCATCCCAAACATACATATCGTGAACACCTCCTAAAATTATTTATTTCTGTCAGCGTAATTTATTGTTAGGGTATCGAACACTTCCTCTGTTACTTTGGATAAATCCTCATTAACAATAGTGTTCTTATATTCATCATAGGTTACAATTCCCTTTATTGCAATAGCTTTATATTGTATTGCATCCTTTGTTATGTTCAAAGTACAGTAACATGGGTTTGTAGGTGATGACTGTTGAGCAATCCACCAGGGTTGACGATTACCATTATCATGTTTTGTTCCTTGAATACTGGAATGTAATGTAATAGGTTTTTCTTTACCAGTTAATTTAAATCCACATGCTTGATTAAGTATGTAAACTGTTCCATTTGCTATGTCCTCTACTCTGTTTATTTCTGTTACCCCGTCTGCTTTAAATTCATCTACTATTGTTGGCTCTGTTTTACCCGATTTTATTACATAATCGTTATATGCTGGACTTTTATTATAATCAAATCCTGTATATAACGCTTTACTTCTGCTGTAAGCATGGTTATGACCACATAGGAATAAATCTACTTTATGTTTTTCTATTGTAGCTACCCAACGTTGTAATCTTTTAGCACGTCCTACTGTAAATGGACTCAAATGTGCTATAAGGATAACCCAACGTGGTTTTGTTGGTCTAGCTTCCACTTCTGTTAAGTGAGTATCTAACCACTCTGCTTGTGCTTGTAAATATGCGTTAGTGTCAGCGTAACCTCCTATACTTCCTTGCCCATTCATGTACGTTTTATCTTCATTACTGTTTAACACTACAAAATGAGTGTAACCTAAATCAAACCAATAAACACTGTTACTATGTTTATTTTCGTTTGTAATGTAATAATTAAATGCATCCGAGAACTTCTTGGCAATTAAGTCATTGTTACCACAAGCTATTACATGTGGCATGTTACGTGTTATGTCCTTAGCATAATCATAGTAGTATTTCCATTCAAAAGTACGTGACGCATTTTGAGAAATATCCCCTGTATTTAAATGGAAGTCAAACTGTGATGCTTTAGGGTTTAATATTTTACCAGCAATTCTCCAAACGTCATATTCTCTCTCCGTCCATGACTGTTGGTCAGTAGTCCATAACATATTTATAGGTGTTTCATTAGTAAACTGTTTCACCTCAAAAGTGAATATATCACTGGAACAACCTTCTGTACCTACTTGATATTCATATTTACCCACTGGTATGTCATGCACTATAGCTCTGTGTACTGTTGTATCTCCGTCTACATGTGATGCCACTTCTGTAGTTGTTTCAACTCTAGTCCAAGTTGTTTCACCTTCTTTTCTATACTTCACAAAACCTTCCTTTGTTAATGGTGTTTGGAAAGTGAATGTACGTGTTGTTTCAGCGTTACCAAAACAGATGTTTACCATTGAAGGTGTTGTAGCTGTTTGTTTAGGTTTGTCATAAAATTCATTCCAACGCCCGTCTTTTACGCATCTTGGTCTATAAATATCCACGTTACATGTTAAGTAATTTATAGGTTCACAGTCTGCTTCATTGTTACCTTTTACTAAAGCGTTACTTCCTATGTTCTTTGTACTATCTAAAGATGCATTAGCATAATCCACTCTATGTACAGCTGTATTTTTATCCATACAGTGTAGATAACGTGTTTCATATGCCACTACTGTTTCATCTGCATTTTTACCTCCACAACCTAGTAAGTCTATGTAACGTCCATTAGTTGCTGTTACATTTCCCAACGCATCCTTTGTTTGTCTTGTTGGATTATCTTCGGGAGTATCTGCACCTAGACAAAGGTAAACAGAGAACCCTTTATTAACAAGTTTTTTATCCCATGACATATCATAATCTGTTATGTTACATCTTACTCCGTCAGCATAAAAATCTTGATGTTTACCACATCTTATCAAGAAGCTGTGTTTCGCTGGAACAATACCTTTAAGTGGTAGACTTTCCCATGTACCAGCTTTTGCTCTATACCAAAGATACACACCTTTTAAATTTAAATCGTCATTTCTAAAGTTGTATAGCTCTATAAATGAATGTGACACAGGAGTTGTTTCTACACCTGTTCCCCCTCCGTACATTTGATTTATTACAAGTCCGTCATATAAAGTGTTCTCACCTTCTACTGCTTCTGCTTTAGTGTACACTTCCTCGGGTACAGCTCTTAATTCACCATTTACAACTTCTAAAATGTATTTAACATTGTCATCGCCTAACACTCTAAAAGTGTCATGTGTTTTGTCTATAATACTTTGTATTGAAACCTTTTTTGTTACACCTCCCGATGTTACAGGTATAAAATCAGAATCGGGAGTTAAACTTAATAGTTCCAATAAATCAGCTATTTTCTTTTTAGTCACTGTTGTTTCTGCCATTTTATTATCACCTCTCTTAAACTACTAGATAACATCCATCATCTGTCATAAGATAACATCCGTCATCTGTTATTAATGCACCCTCAACATCAGCATCGGGATTATCGGGATTAACTACTGTTCCATGTTTTTTAATATATTCAACATCCTTTTGTAATGTTTTAACAATATCCATTACAGCATCTACTTTTTTCGTATATGCTTTTAACATGTTTGCTATGTCATCCATAGTATACTTCCCGTCTAACATTGGTACTTCATCATCTTCCCTAACCCATAAAAGGTTTTTATCAGAAGGTTCTTTTACTTGTCTTACCCATGCTTTACCCCCATTGGTGTTTTCTTCCCACACAGGTGTTTCATTCATCTTTGCAGTATTTCTATATTCCTTATGTTCTAATAAACAAAACACTTTAAAACCTGGTGGGTATAAAATATTGTTTACATTAGCTTTTAATGCTTCCAAACTGTCACATAACTGTCTAGCATCTAAAGGTTTTCTACCCGAATATTCAAAGTTACTTCCTACTTGTGGCATCTAATCACCCCCTAAAAACTAAATGTAAATGTTATACCTGTTGCAGATGCTTTACCTTTTATAGTGTAAACGTAATATGTTACGCCTTTAAGTGTCATTTCACTTTTTATAAAATCATTTATATAACTAAACCCATTTCCGTCTTTTATGTCACGTAACGTTCCATATGCTTTAGGGTATGCATAAAACACCTTTTTATCATTATAAGTTAGTGTAACAGATTTATTACCTTTTGTTTGTACCAGTTTATTCTGCCCTAAAATATAGGCTTCTGTAAGGTTATCAGAGAACGTTCCATAATATATAGGTGATACAAAATATATTGTAACACTTGCTGTTGCTGTAGCGTTCTTGGCATCTGTTACCTTTAGTGTGAATGTCTTTGTAACATTGAGTGTTCCAGTAAAAGTTGCTGTGTCATCTGTAGGCTGTACATTACAATCCGTTAAAATGATATCAGTAGCTTTTCTACTTAATGACCAGTTAAACACTATATTGGATAACACTGTGCCAACTTCATACACAAAAGTTGAAAGGTCAGCTCTAAATGAATTTATCTTTATTGGAGTGTATTTTAAATCCTCAAACATTTGGTTTATTTTACTAGCACTCCATGTTGTAGTGAGTCCTGTGGAGTTATCATCTATTTCTGTACCTCCACTTCCTCCTGTACCATTTGCATTTATCAGTTTAGGTGGAAGGTCTTTACCTTGACCCATATATAATTCATTTGTATCTGTACAGTATAGAGGTTCACCCTCTAAGCCATAAGGTAAATCATTCTTCTTACCTCTTTTAAATTGTAAAGTTGAATCTACTGCCATTTTGTATCACCTCCTTATTGTTTAATTAAACTTGGTTTAACCGAATACGTACTTGTATTTGTTAAACTCTTTGACACGAAGAAATATACATATACCTGTATTGTAGATGTTACAGTAAACGTATCACCTGCACCTCTGTCCCATACATGGTCACTACCCGTTGTATTAGGTATATTTGTTCCGTCAGCTTTTTTAACACTTAACCCCCATAACAGTGATGTTCCTGTTGAGTTAACTTGTGGGTGTGTTGGTGTACCACTTAATTTATATGTTCCAGGGGTTAATGTAATAGGACGTTCCTTACCATATAAGTAAAATGTTGTGTGGTCTGTACGTGCTGAAGTGTCTGTTACTTGAACTGTAAATCCTCCACTGGCTTGTGGCTTAAATGTTAACCCATTTACTGTTTTAGTTACACTTACCTGTAAACTATCAAAAGCATATTGAGGTAATAAATTTACACCACTAGGCGTTACATATTTTTTTGGACTATAATCGGGTCTTACTATTAAAACTACTTCATCCATGTTGTCTGCAAAGTTACTAGCGAATATTGTATTACCTACTGCATCATCACTTCCTGTTACTTGAAAATATACTGTAGGGTCATTCGCAAATATTCCTACATGTGATATTCCCATGAAACGTGATTTTTGGTGGTCATTTGCTGTAGCTTTTGCCCAAAATAGCATATCTCCAGCTCTTACATCAGAAGGTAATGATGACGGAGGGTTTCCAGGTTCATATACGTGTAATGTTCTACCTTGTTGATAATAATATTCTGCCAATTCACTTGCTGTTCTTATACTTTTGTAACCTGTTTTAAATGAAAATTTAAAGTCCTCATGTGTCTGCATGTCTAAATAAGGGTCAGCAGTATTTAAACTAGAAACACATGTCTTATCTAATCCCAAACTTGCTAGTGTTACATTAGCTTTACCATAGGCTTTAGCGTAAGGACTTTTATTAAATGGTATGTTACGAGCGACTAATCCACCTAAAGTAGAACAGTCCATGTAACATCTACCTTCTGAATCAGTTAACACTCCGTCACCAAATATTCCATGTGCTTGACTATATTTAAACTCTACACCTAGAACACGTCTTGCTATGTGATAACTTTTAGCACAGTCAGAAGCTAACTGACCATAAATTTCTTCGTCATGATATTTTGGTAAATTTCTTAATCTCTCTAATGTACCTTGTACACCGAATATACTTATAGGCGTTTCTTCTCCATTTATTCTTTTACCACGTAATATATATTCACTTTTTAAATTGGCATCACCCTTTACAGTTATATCTCCACCTATATAATTACCTTTTCTTACAGCAATTTGGTCTTGGTTAGAAGGTGTTACAACTGAACCACTAAGAGTTGGTAATTGATAACCTGCCTTTTTAATGTCTTGTGCGACTAATCCTGCTGGTTGATTTTGTGTTACAGTGAAATACCCGTTATCTACATTAAAGCTGACTGTAGGTGTAGCAACCTCTGTTCTATCAACTCTACCTGTCACTTTCCCATTATCAACATACGCCATTTTATTTATTGCATTAGCGAACTGTGTGGGTCTTAACTTAGCACTCTCTCCTGTGACTCTACGTATAGCTGTTCCTATACTACTAAATAAATCACTTAATGTACTCATTAATACTCACCTCCAATGGCATCTGAAATAAGGGTATCCACATATGTTTTTAGATTAGCTTCAATCTTAGATGTATCAACTTCTCCACCACCTGTGTGTATATTGTCTATTAAGGATTTCAATGCTCTACCTTGATTAGCAGACAATGGATTTATAGCACTTGTTGATGTTAGAGCATCTATGACATTAGGAAAATTTATTGCATTACCAAAAGTACCATTGGAATTTTTAAGCATTAATCTTTCACCTGTTAAATCTAATCCTGTTACTTCTGTTCCTTGTAACGTTTTAAAGTCTATTAAGTCAGTCCATAACGTTTCACCTTTGTAACGATACTGTAACACTTTATTCCCACTTACTTGTATTTCAAGTTCTCTAGCATCATTTCCTGTATCGGGTAAACTAGGGTCTAGTACATCTGCACTATCCGTAAATAAACCTCCACTATATACTGTGTCACGCTCTGTATCTAAATCTCCAAATCCCCCTCCGTCTATTACAACTTTACCTAATAAACCTCTTAACTTATCTAGTAAATCTTCTTCGTCTTTTAGGTCTGTAATATCTAATGGGTCATTTCCGTCTACCATATGTGTTTCAGCATGACCTTCACCCACTATAGGTTTTATATAATTCTCTGCGTAACAGAAAATCTTTTGTCCCTCATGTATTTCAATATTGAATCTAATACATTTACTGTCTACTTCCACATAGTCTTCGGGCATTAATAGAAGTCCGTCAATAAATACTAGCATTGTACTTTTACCAAAAGCATACGCTCTAGGGAAATCTATAACAGTTTGACCCTCTTTAGCTATACACTCATAAGTAAATTTAGTGGTGTTATGCCCTTTAGTACTTACTGTTACATTAAAGGTATCTGCTCCTAAATACCCTATATCTAGGTATGTCGCATTTTTATCTGAATTATCTGTCACCAAGTCATACATTATTTGTATTCTTCTTGTTGTTTCTTCATTTACACGTTCATCCCACATACTATTAGCTACCACCCTACTCTCTTGAGCGTTACCTTTAAATTTTATAATGTCTGTATAAGATTTTTCTTCTTCCCAAACTTTAAGGTAAGCGTGATGACCTCTTAGTATTTCACATGATAAATGTGTAATGTCTATTAAATAACCTCCTACTACAGCAACTTCATTATCTAATGTAAGGAAGCCGTCTTTATAAGACAGGCTTCCTATATTCATTAAACCGTCACCTATGTAATCTTTTACAAATTGTTGTTGTCTGTAGTAAGAAATGTCCTGTAGTTCATTAAGTTCTGTTTCAAGTACATAACTTCCAGCACCAACTTTTACGCTTTTAAAATTGGCATCTGCATTGAAAGAGGAACCTAATGCGAATCTATCTGACATATCTTACACCTCCTAGTTATTATTATTAAATGTAAACCTCATGCTACGTTCTATTTGTAGATTTTCCGTTTTACTTTGTAGCTTGTGTATTTTGTGGTTTATCATTATACCACTGTTTAATTCACTTGTTGCATCTCCACCTATTATGGCGAACTCTCTCCAATCTCCATTACACTCACTAGCGTTGAATGTAAGTGTTATTTGTAACACGTTTGTTATACCAGCTGTTACATTACCACTTGCGTCTAAGAATTTAAAAGCAGATGACGGAATTGCTTTTCTTCCTATTTCATTACTAAGTTGTGTGTCAGTAGGTGACGGACTAGGTAAATTAGTATCACTCCAACTTGCTTGACCACTACCTACTGCCCAATAACATAATCCACCTTTACCAGCTAAAGCATATGCTATGGCTTTATTTATGTTATTGACTATGGTATTTTTACTCCACTCTGTTTCTTTTATTAATTCTCCAGTCTTTGCGTCATAAACTTTGTCTTTAAATTGCCCTACGGCATGTAAATTATTTTTATCCATTACTATACCTCCTTTTGATAATATTATAGCATACTCATTACACCATAACTATACTAACTACAGATGCACTCACATATGCCACTTTACCATGATACTCTACAGCAATCCAGTCTTTGCTATCGTCTAAAACTGTAAATCTATAATTAGTACATGCTTTACCTAACACAGAATAACTTGTTCCAGCACCACTTCGTATGCTACATCCTTGTTTTGTAATGGCAACTTTTCTTGTAGATGTTACAACGTCACCTATTATTACTTTTACACCATTACCTTTACGTCTTCCAAATGTGTTAGCTTCTGTAGCAGTTTTCATACAAAGGTCTACATGATAAGTTCCGTCACTATCTACTACTATTGCTCCCCCTCTATCTGTAGCTGTAAATATAAGGTTGTCATACTTAGTACCTGTGCCAAGTACTTTTACTTTACTTCCAAGTGGCACATTTTTAGGTACTGCACATGTTAATTGGTCGGGATATCCGACTAAAGGATTACCTATAGCATCTTGGTAACCTCCTTCTAGTGTAGAAGAATCGGGATAATAAGCTGTAATATTTGCTAAGAATGTTTCACCTACTAAAGTACCTGTTGTATCTCCAGCTTGTTCTGTGTTACTTGAATCTATAAATGGATTTTTAGTTAAGTATTGAATGTATGGAAGTTTACCATGTTTAGTCCATTTTCTAGTGTGTATGTCTGTAGGGCAATTAGAACAGTTTGATACACCTGTAAGCATTACACCATTCCATTCTTCACCCCAACTTGTACCTAACCCTATTCTATTCCAACGTGGGGAACATTCGATACATTTTCCGTTACCTACATATAATCCAAAATGACCCGACATCCATAATGCCTCGCCTATCATCATATTGTCCCAGCCTGTACTTGACTTACTTGTACAGTAACTGAATAATCCGTCTGCTGATGCATCGGGTACACCATTACTTGCATATTTTGCACCACCAAAAGATTTACTTTCGTCGCCATTCCAACCCCATAAAATAGATTTATAAAGATTGACACAGTCAAATCCCCAGTATCTCTTACTACTATTGATATATTGTGTATAGTTTGCCTTTCTTGCAGAAGTATAGAAGCTAGGATATTGTTTTGCCTTAGCATTTACTACACTTTGCGTTACAATTTGCCCTATACCACCATAAAGATAACATGTGTTATAGTGTCTTAATATTTCATATGCTTTTGCCATTAATTGATAGTTATTAGTTACTTTTCCCGTAAATCTATCGGGTACATATAGAGGGTCTTTAGTGTCGGGAGGTATAGGAGGTAATTCACTTCCTCCTTCACTTGTTATTTGTACATATTTATTTGACACATAACCATAATCATTATTGTATTTTATTTTGTACCAACCTGTTGTACTGTCTTGACCTACTATTTGTACTTGTGTACCTGTTGTTAATGTACCGATAACGTCATAATCTGTACTTGCTCCACTTCTAACATTAACATTACCTGTTGTTACACCTATTTTTTCTAAAGATGTATCCCCCTTACCATCATCTTTATTATTTTCTGTGTCTAATATTGTAGCTTTTACATTACCCCACAAAATATCATAACCTGCTTGGTTTAAATGGCATCCGTCACTAGAGTATTGACTATCTAGTATATTATTGACTAACAAACCTTTACTTGCATCAATATGGTGTATACTTAAATCTATACATACCTTATCTGTTGCAGTATTAAACCCGTCAATCATTTTATTCATTGTAGTGTAATCATATCCGTCACTAAATTTCTCACCCATGTGATATTCTTGTATAACATATACAGGCGTTGTTGGAAATTCTCCACGTAATGCTGTTAACATATTTTTCATGTAAAATTGACCACTTGTTTCGGGGTCATTTACACCTAATAAAATTATGAAACATTTTGCATCCTTTGGATATTGCATTATTCTATCTACGCCAGTTTTTGCATTATAAAAGTAATTAGCTGAACAACCCTTTTTAGCGTCTACTGTCATATCTTTAAAATATCTGTCACCATAACTTTGCATAGCTACAAAACGTGAGTCACCCATAACAACTGCACCTGTTAAATCTGTCAATTTTTCTATACCAGGGTCGGGGTCGGGTACAGGTTCGGGGTCTATCGGTGTTGGTGTTGGCGTAGGTGTAACACCTCCCGAATTAGATAAATCTGTCACTTCATCTGTATAATCTCCTTCACTTATAATACTGTATACAGTGTAACGCTCTTGTTCTGTTATACACCCAAAATCTAGTTCTGTTACATGCAATTTTACGTCCTCTATTTCGGGAAGGAATTTTAATCGGTCATAATGTTCATATTGCACATTACCATATGTTCTGTCTGTTACAACTTCTGTATCTCTAAATCCACTTTCTACAACTGTTACATTTACTTCTTCGTTATAATCTTCCTCGTCAATTAAATGCTGATTTAATACGAATACCACATTTATATAACTTGGTACTAAGTCTTTTAAATACCTTCTAATTAATTCTTCTGATATTGTTGCTTCCATTTCTAGTGTATGTATTTCAACATAGACTATAAACCTACTTGTTAATTCACTACCAGCATATCTGTAATGTATTGTTTGAGTTTCGGCAAAAGTTAAAGATTGTTTTGCCCCTAAAGGTAGCTCTATTTCATCTACCCATGTTTTAAAGGCGTATTCATTACCCTCTGTTATGTCAACGTCATAACCTGTTAATTCCCTTGCAACAAATTCTATTACGTCACGTGTTCCTTTACGTTTAAGTATTGGAACAATGTTAGCTAGTAACTTCCTTTGAAAGTCTTCTGATATATCGTCATATATTTTTATGCCAAACATTTTTGCATAATAAGGTAAAAACTTACTAGGCATTTTCTCCACATCTAATAAATCTTTTATGTCATCTGTTTCCTCAAATACAACATTTAGATATTCACCTAAACATTTTAGATAACGCTCTAAAGTGTACTCTGTTTCAATATCCCTGTAACGATAATAGGCTGGAAGTTGTTTATATAAATAATTACCAAAATCCATTATACAACCCCTCCATTCATTGTTGTATTAATAGTTTGTAACGCTGTCACAATTCCAGGTTCTGTTGGGATTATTTTGGCTTTATTGTCATCTAAATACCCTGTTACATCTAAAACGCCTTCAATATCTAATACATCTGATAAAATACGTGACAAATACATTGGTTCTCCAATTTTTCTAGTGTCTAAATTATAATTGGCGAATAGGGTGTCTGTTATTACACTTCTTGTCATAGCCTTTGATGCTGTTTCCTCTAGTGTAATGTCTAAATTCAATGTTACATATTGTATCTTTGCCCATTTTATTGAAACTGTTACACCTAATGCTTTTTTGCTTAGGTAAACTTCCTCTAAAGATTTACGTAATTGTTTCAATGTGTCATCATTCATGTCCCCATAATTTTTAGGTAACACATATACTGTTATATCCAATGGTTTAGATTTTTCGCTGTATGAATAAGCATCTAAAACGTATTCTTGCCCTTTTAAAATGTCTGCATAATCTTCTGTTGTAATACAACTCCATTGTGTTTTAAAGGAAGACGAAGCATTTAATTTTATTTCCTCTAATGTTTCTCTATCTACCCCTAATAAATAAGGTTCGGCTGGGTTAAATGTACTCTTTACATAAGCCAAATTTTCATCAGTTCTATTTATAACTCTAGGTGCTACGTTACCTACAGTTCCTCCCCCTATTCTATAGGTTACAGTTAATCCGTCAACATGTACTGCTGGTATTTTACCACTACGTCCATTACCAAAATGTACTGTTGCTACATTATTTTCATCCAATGTAACAGTGTAATGTTTATCTAAAGGAGATGAATTTATAAAGTTAGAAACTCTAGTCCATTCTTCTGTCATACCATTTTCACTTATAGCACTAACTATTACACTATCTTTTATTACACCACTTCTTGGAACAGTAAACGTTTGATTAGCTGTCCCGTTAGATGACCCCAATACATCATCTTCTACTGTATATCCTTGTGTACATGACACTTTATATAAATATTCTCCCTTTTCATCTTTTTCTAATCCTGTACAATTTGCTGGTATAATAAGGTCATTGTCTAATTCAAAGTATAAAGAGGGCTCTCCATATTCGCCTTTAGTACGTAACAATGTTCCAGCTGGAATAATAGTGTCATCCTCTGTCGGGATTATCTCAAATACTTGGTACACTTTGGAAGGTGTATTCTCTTGTATTTCATAACCTAAGATTCCTTGTGCTATCATCATTACACTACTACGTTCCCTTGCTGTAGCTAAAAATACTTCGTTCGCCACTTTATCATTGTAATATGATAAAATGTCTAACCCATGTGCTAATAAATCAATTAACACTATACCAGCATCACTGTCAGAAGTATCTGTGTATTCCGGGATTAATTGCTGTAATCTTTGAATCATATCTTGTCTAAATCCAGCATAATCTCGGTTTGTATAATCAACATTATCCCTTACTTTCAAAGTCAGCACCTCCTAAATTAATTAATGTGCATAATAATCCTAAATTCGGGAAATCTACTAATGTATACTTAATCTCCACTTGTATTACACTTTTCTCCTGTAATATTGTAATGTTTTGTTCATCCACGTTTATACGTGGTTCATGCTTACGTAATGCATCCATTATTTGGTAACGTAACAAAGAGTATAAAGAGGAATCTTGAGCCTTAAATATGTCAGTATCTAGTTCTGAACCAAATTCATAGTTCATTACTCTTTCGCCTAAACACGTACACAATATTTGCTCAATACTTTCCTCTATATGCTCTACATCTTGTAAGTTAGCTTCACTCATTACAATACCACCTTTATTTCCTATTCTAAAAGGAAAACTTATTCCTCGTACATCTTTATCCATTTATCTTGTTCACCCCACGTTCCTACATAGATTGGTGTACTGCTTATGTCATCTTTCTCAAATTCAATCCATACCATTTGTCCCACTTGGGGAATATGGTATTCAAACCCTAAAGGAATACAAGGATAACACCATGCACTCTCACTATTCCCATAAATTAAAGGGCAGTATACTTTTATACGCCCCATTTTCATAGGGTCTGTATTATTTATTACTTTACCTCTGTATTTCATTGTATTACACCTCCTATGGTAATGTTAACACAATTCCTACTTTTAAAATGTTTTTACTTTTTATTTTCGACTTATTTGCCTTATATATTTTATCGGCATACTTACTACTCCCGTAATACTTCTTTGAAATGCTGTATAACGTATCACCTTTCTTAACCTTATGTGTTTTATTTTTCGTTACAGGTTTGACTGCGTCACTCTGTACAGTTTTTTTACCTTTTATGGCTATGTCATAGGCTTTAGTATAATCACCAAATCCATTACGTTCTACTTTTAATGATTGTTTAAATTCTGTACCCGATAACTCAAAATCAACTTCTGTAACATAATATAAACCTGTTAGTGCTTCTCCTACCCCTTCTAATCGTATGGTCTGTCTTGCATCTAACTCCATATAAGGTTCAAGAGTGTCTATGTCACCTTCTAAAACAGCAACTTCATCTTTCCCGTCACCTACACGTGGCATATCATCACTTCCCTTGCTTATTCTTAGTTTTAGTTGTTGTAACTTCCGTTACACTTTGTTTAGCTAAATCATAATCCTGTTCATACACTGGAACACGTTTAGTCACGCTATTTATAGTTGGCTTAAATGATTTTATGGAACATTCTCCTTTTCTATATTCAAGTGTTTTCTTAGGTGTTTCCAGTAATTTTTTCTTACAGTAATACCCTGTACCATTAAATACATAACATAACCAATCATCTGCTTCTTCATCTGCCAATTTCTTTAAGAATGACATATCTGTTTCATTACTTTGTGACACTTCCGAACTACTGGAATTACTGTCACTTGTTGAAGGTTTATCCTGTGATTCATCTATTACAGTTTTTAATCCATAGCTTTGGAATATCTCTTTAGCTATTACATGACGTTTTTTGTTACCCCAGTTTTTAGATTTTTTCTTCCTATCTAGTTTGTAACTTTCATCCGAACATGTAATAGATATCTTAGGAATGTCATCTGACATTTCCACACTTACTTGAGCAACATAACCTACAAAATTTACTATTTCATTATCACCTTTACCTTTTTTAAAAGAAAAAGTAACAGGCACATTTTGCTTAAACAATTCTACATCACCTATAAAAGTCATTTCGGGGTCATTTATTTGTATTTCTAAAGAGGATGCACCTGTGCTTATTTTTTTCATTTTTATATTAGAGATAAATTCCTTCATTTCTGTAGTAAATTGTTTACCATTTAAATTTACGCTGAAAGATACCATTTATTACACCTCATTTCTCAAAGGGATTAATAATAAATCACCTGGTTTTACATCTAAAGGTGTTTTATATTTAGGGTTACTCTCCATTATTCTCCACCATAGACTTTCGTCACCATAACATTTATATGCTATATTCATTAAAGTGTCCCCTTCTATTACAATGTAACGATAGTGTTCTTCATCTGTCACCAATTCTCTACGGGTTAATATCTGTGTGTTATCCCTAATAGTTGTAGGTGTATCTTCGTAACGTGAGCCTTTAAAAATCATTTATCTCTCACCTCCACTATATTTATGTCACAGGTAGCTTCTATACATTTCAAATTGTTATCAAATAGGGTTTTCTTCACTTTTAAAGTGTTTATATAACCTTTACATACAGAAGTTCCAAATACACAAATAACTATAGGGGGTTCACTATATTTTGTTTTAGGTGTTACTAAACCCTCTAAATAGGATATAAAGTCTTCTGTATCTTTACCTCTAAGGTATAAAGAGTAAGGTCTTGATATAACACTACCCTTTCCATATTCAATTTTAGGGTAAGACAATCCTGGAGAAATCATGGTATTATACTCTTTATCTATGTCATAACCTACACTGTTAGGGTTAAACATGAACTTCCTTATTTCATTTGTTTCACAATTTTTTAAGTAACCTTTTACTTTTGCTCCAGCACCCATTTTATCACCTCCATTTAATATAATTATAGCCTATGCAATAAAATAAATAAATCTCTATTACATAGGCTAATTACCTTAATATACAAATAAATCTCTCTTATTTTTAACCTTTTGTAGCATATCAAATATTCTTTCTGCGTCTTCCATTGTGAAAGATTTTCCGTCTTGTACTTGAATATTGAAATTTATTGTATCATTTGAAGTCCTGTTATTATTATTTGTATTATTTGTATTTGCAGTATTTGTTGTAGCCATTACAGGTGTTGCAATTTTTCCTATGCGTTCTCTCATGTCAAAATCTTGAGCGTTAGGTAATGCATATTCTATTGCCCTTTCAGTTTTAGGTTTTTCTTGTGTAACCCCTATATTATAACCTTCCATTGTATTTATACCTAGAGATTTAAATACTCTTGAAGGTGAATGTATACCTAGTAAAGATTTAGCTTTGTTTATTGCACCTTTTACTGCTCCTGTTACAGATTGAATTAGTGCTGATGCTTTAGATTTTACACCATTTACTAAACCTTGTATCATGTTTCTACCTATACTAAGGAATTGAGAACCTAGACCTTTAACTCTACTTATCATAGTTTTTACTGCATTAACCACGTTGTCTTTAGCTCTTATTGCTCCTGTTTTTAAACTAGATGCAAAGGAAGATATTCTAGTTTTAGCACTACTTACCATACTTGATAACTTGCTACCTACACTACTTACTAAACTAGATATTTTAGAAGTAAAGCTACTTACCATGCCACTTATTTTAGAAGCTATACCGCTTACTAAACTACTTATTGCTGACATAATACGTGTTTTCATACGAGTAAAGTAACCTACTATTTGATTGATTGCACCTAGTAAGAAATTACCAGCGTCACAAATACCCTGTTTTAACCCTTCTATTACATATCTACCTAATTCTGCCATTACAGTAGAAGGTGAATGTATACCTAAAAGGCTCTTAAATCCGTCTATGATAGTTTGACCTATTTGACATATTGCATCCCAAGCACCTGAAGCTAATCCTACAATTCCGTCTATTAACCCTTGTACTACATTAGCACCTAGACTTAACCAATCTGTACCTGTAATGAAATCTGCAATACCTCCAAATACTGTTGTAATGCAACTCCAAATAGTACTAGCTACAGATGTTACAGTACTACATATAGTATTCCATGCTCCAGCAAAATCTCCGGTAAGTATTTGACTAACAAATTGTATGATACCCGAGATTACAGTGAATGTTGTTTGAACTGTTGTTCCTATTATTGTTACGGCTACTGTTATTGCTGTACTTATAAATTGGAACGCTACTGTTAATACCTGTTTTATAGTGTCTGCATGTGACATTATAAAGCTAGTTAAATTTGCAAATCCTTGTATAACAACTGATACTATTGTTCCTACAACTGGAAGTATTACGTTTGATATAAACGCCCATGCTACAGCAACTACAGTACATACACCATTCCATATAGTACTTGCACTTTGCATTATACTTTCACCATGTTGCTCCCAAAAGCTGACTATTGCACTACCTACTGTAGATATTATAGTCATTATTGCTGTCATAACACCCGATATTATAGGTACTAAATTTTTATATATTGTATACACATTTTTCTTTATGCTTTCGCCATGTTCGTCCCAAAAGGCTGTTACAGATTGAACAATACTTTGTAACACAGTAAATGCCCCGTATACTAAAGTTGATATTACTGTTCCTAATCCTTGATACACATTATATACAAACTGTTTTATTGTTTCTCCATGTTCTCTCCAAAAGTCTGTTACAGCTTGAATAACTGGCATTACAACTGCCTGTAATAATGAAGCTACAAATTGGTAAGCCTGTACCATGCCATTTTTTATTTCTTCTGAATGTTCTTTCATGTAGTCTGCCACTGTTTTTAATACCTCGGCTAAAGGTGTAAGCACTGCTTGTAATATATTAATTGCTCCAGTTAATCCTCCCACAATTAAATTTGTTACAGTTTCTACAGCACTTCCCGATTTTTCAAATCCTCCTGTAATATCTCCGAAGAATACTTTAAGTACTTCACTTATTGCACTAAATATTGTTCCGAATATAGTACCCAAGGATGAAAATATGGATTTAAGATTTTCTATGACAGGCTTTAATTTACCTTCCATAGCTTCTCTTACACCATTTACTACTTGAGTAACAAAACTACATACATCTTTCCAAATATTTTTAACTGCGTTACGGAAGTTTTCGTTTGTTTTCCATAAAGCTACTATTCCAGCTATCAATATACCTATTACAATAATCCAAGGAGAAAAAGGAAGTCTAGTAACAAGTGTATTCCATAAACCTCTTACTGCTCCAGCTAATTGTCTAATAGCTGTAATAGGACTTGTAATAAGTGTTCCAAAGAATCTTACTGCAACACCCATTCCTCGGAAAGATGCAACTACTGCTCGTTGTGCCAACTGTGATGCACTACGTAATAGTAATAAAGGGTTTCGTGCATATGTTAGTACCCATGCTCCAAAACGTGTTATTAATCCTAAAGCACGTGTAAATACACTTTGTAACGCTCCCCAAATTATTCCTGGTAATGCTCTAAATGCCCCAGCAATTAGTCCAGGAAGACTACGTAACACACCAAAAGCTGTTGAAAGCAATGCTGGGAGGTTTCGTATTAATCCTATTAATGGAGTTAATGCCATACGTACTAAACGGAAGGCTCGACTACCTGTTTGCCCTATTAATCGTAGGAATGTAATAGGGTGCTGTAATATATTTATAAACAACCTAAAAGGTATTAATATAAGATTTATTGCTCGTGTTCCTACAGAACGTAATAATCCAAACGCTCCAGTAAGTCTATTAACTAATGGTGATAAAGGTCTTAATACTTTCGCAAAAATTGCAAAAGTTGTTTGTAACCATGTAACACCAGCAAATGCTGTGAATAGTCCAAAACTTAAATTTTCAAAAAACGCTGTAATAGTGGGGTGGTTCTCTTTAAATTCTTTTATAAAATTCTTAACCGATTTTACTGTATTATCTACAGCTTTTCTAAATCCTTCGCAATTTTTATATAATGCTTGGAACATTGCAATAGTTGTTCCGAGGTATATTGCAACAGAACCTATAAATCCTATAGCTAATCCTACACCTGTTAAATCGGTTTGAGCTTGTTGGGCATTGGCTAAGATTTGTTGCCATATGAAACCTCCAGCTTTATATACTGCTAAAAATCCACTAACTATTAAAGTAAGTATAGGCAATATTAATGCCAAAGAGGTTGCAATTTGAGATATAATAGGATGTGCCTTTTGGAATTTCTGTACACTTTCCATAAAGGCTGTTCCTAAGTCTAGCACTTTTGTCATAACTTTACCCACTTCTTCTAATAAAGGTTGTAATGCTTGTAAAGCTGATGACTTAAATCTTTCCCATGCTTTTTGTACAGCTGGTATTTGTTTGTAAGCTAAAGTTCCCAATGCTGTGTAATATGCGACAACCCCTAATGTTAATATAGGGAATACAGTAGTAAATCCTGTTGCAAAAGCTGTCATAGAAGTCATATAACGTTGTATATCGTTACCACTCCACCCTTCATTAAATAAACGTGCTTGTATTACAAGAGGATTAAACGCTCTACCAGCACGTTGGAAAGCATCTACTAATCCAAAAGAATTACGTGTCATAGCACCTAAAATAGGTGACATTCTACTGAAGGTTAATCCTAAACTAGAAGCTGATGTTCTCATAGATAATATTTGTTCTGCCTGTGCTTCTATTCTCCAGCGATTTCTTTCTAAGGCTATACCACGTTGATTTTCTATTGCGTTTGTATGTATACCAGCACGTTGTAACATAGAATAATACTGACGGGTACTTCTAAATCCACGTTGATTTATTCTCTCTATACGGCTACTTTCCTGTGCCATATTACGTACAGCTTGTTGATAACTTAAAGCGTCTATTTCACCACGTTGATACATACTGTGTAATCCAGCTTGTAAATCATTAACTGTTCGTCTGTAACGGTCTAATGCCGATTGTGTTTCACTAGCTGATATTGCATGTCTACCTTCTGCGTCAAAACCAACTAATGCTCTGTATGCTGTTCTTGTTTCTCTTGCTATACCTTGCATCATACTAGCAACTCGTCTACCACTTTGCGTCATACCCGCTATTTGACCCCAAGGTCTAATACTACTTTCTAGTGAACGTGCCATGTCATTGGCACTTCCTGTCATACGCATTAATTCTCGGTTAAACTGGTTGGAATGGTATCTATGTCTACGTCCGTATTGGTCATAGTAGTAAGTGTATTGTCGCATACCTTGTGCCATTTCGGTAAGTGTCATGGAAGGGTTAGAGGAAGATAAACCAGTATTGGCTCTGTCAAGGTCGGAAACAGCATTTATTACATCCCTAGTTTGGTCTTCTAAGTCTTCTAAAGCGTGTGTTGCTACGTGAACACCATTAGTCGCTCTATCTTGAAGGGTTAGGAGTATACCTAACCCGAATAATTCACCCATATGTTACACCTCGCTATCTAATAATTATTATTTAACTTTTCCATAGCTTCTTGCTCGGCTTGGTCATGCTGGGTTAATATATCAATGTACTCCCTACGGGATTGTGTTGTCATATCGTATATTGTATTCTTATCCCAATGGTAACGCATAGAAATATAATGCGTATCCATTTTAAGGACTTCGTAATAGTTTTCTGCGATAAGTTTAGCATCATTCCCGTAAAAATCATCTATAAAAAATCTGCGTTATTAAGTGTAACAGTAAATTGTTCACCACATTCGGGACACTCAATATCAAATTCTCCTATGTCATATCCACATCTGTGTTCAGCTAAAAGTTTTAATAAATAGTCCCTATCTTTCATAGATAAATCCTTTATTACGCTGTCATGTATTTTTACATCTCCTAATGTTTTTATACATCTAGCTAATAAAAGTGTATTTGCTAACCCAAAATTATTTCTTGCTGAAATATCTAATATTTCTCTATCTAAACCTACTGGTCTTCTTATTGTTCCTGTAGTATGTTTATTACCTTCTTTGTCATAATAACCTTTAGGTAATTCAAACTCTATGTCTTCAATTCCGTCATATGGAATTATATCAAATTCGTCTATGTCGAACTCCGTTTTTATTTTCTTTTTACAGCTTGGATTAGGACATTTATTTGTAACAGTTAAAGTGTCCCCTATTGATAACGCCCTAATTTTCATAAAAGCGTAATCTTGGTCATTGATATACATACCTTGTATAAGTTCTTTCCATTTATTTGGTTTTACACTATCTTTAGTTATACCACCAATTCTTATGATACATCTCTCTAAAACTGTACGTAATGCCACACTTCCATTATCTTTTACTTTTGGTTTGGCTAACGCTTCTTCGTCATGCCCTGTCATTTCTCTGTACTCAAATTCAGTGTGTGTTACACCATTTTCATCCTTAATACCTATTAATAAATTATCTACTTCTGTATACATTTTATTTCCTCCTTATTTACTATTTTACCTACATTATAACAAAAACGCCTAAGTATATAAAATACCTAGGCGTTTTAGGAACAAATGAGAATATTTAGATTTACAGTATGGTTTAATTTTAACGTAACCCACTGTAAGCTGTCAAGTGACCTAAAATACCCTTACACCTAGTCTAAGAAATATTCATATTGAATAGTAATAGTTTCCACTAATACATCTTCACTTGAAGCGTCTAAATCCCCAGCTTCCCATGCTGAACACCAGCATTCTGCTAGTTTCCAGTCACGTGCTACGTTTCCTTTTGCATCTAGTAAAGCCACTACTATAGTACATCTATCATCATCTGATGCCAAAGAGTTTCTAAACACTTCTTCTACTTGTTTAGAAGGGAACATACCTTTTTCACAAGTAAGTTCTCCACCTTTTGCTTTACCTTTTAATTTATGCGTATGGTCATATCCACCTTCGTCATATTCTATTACACCCATTTCATCTTTCAATCCACCGATTTTTTTAAATCCACAAGAGGAAGGAAGTCCTGGAATAGATATTCTGAATTTATAACCTCTAAGTGGGTCTTCTGCTGATGTTCTAGCCATAGCATGTACTTGATGTTCTTCCAAGTATTGTTTTAGTAATTCTCTAAACATGTTTCATCCCTCCTTACACACTCATGTATTTAACAGTAGTGTAAATAAATTCTGCTGGATATTTTTTAGCCCAGCCTACCTCTGCATATACTTCACCTTTTTTAGCGTCAGCATTTAATTCCTTGTCACATCTAACGGAAAAGGCTTCATTTGGTGTTTCACCAGCTAAAGCTCCCTTAGACCATAACTCTCTTAAAAATGCTGTTATCCTTGCTGTAATTTCAGAGTACATTATGTCATCTGCATTTTTGAATACAAATGTTTCAGTGTCGGCTTTTATCCAGTTATCTATATAGTCATCCAAAAGTAAGTCAGAAACATAATCCCTGTCTTGGTCAGAGTTTATTAATCTGTTACCCCATAACACTACACCATAACGTTTTTTAGGTATGATGCAGTTAAAGTTAGAAGCATTTAATATACCTTGTTCTCTTTCAGTATACTCATGTGATACTCCTGTAACATTTGGTAATATAGCTTCAACACCAGCGGGTGCTTGTTGTATACCATATTTAGTTACTAATTTACCAAATATAGCTGGTATTGCAACAGTAGGTGGTTGTTCTTCTATCACTCCAGTTATAGGGTTCATTACAGTAATATTAGGAGTACATACCATACCTCTATATCCGTCATATGTAGGTAAGTCATGTGTTACATCCACATATGCTATAGAAGATATTGGGAGTAATTTTATACCTAATTCTTCCTCTAATTTTTTAGCACTATTTTGAATAAATTTAGGTTCACAATACACGTATTCAGTAGCTATTGTAATAGTGTCCTCTCTCATAAGTTTTTCTAGGTAAGTATCCATGTTAGTTTGTTTCTTAGCTTCATCTTCAGTAGGTGCAGTTATACCTATAACATCTAAAGCAACTGCTTCTTTAGTTAATCCTGCTAAATCTGTGTCTGTTACACCAGTTCCTGTAACTTGTATAAATTTAGATTGATTTACAGAAGCCACTTTCTTTTCAAGAACCTCTGTAACATCGTTGTACTTAACTGTAATACTATCATCAGTTACTTGTATAGCTAAATCTTTTGCCCATAACCCAGCATATTTAGCTTCAAAAGTAACTTTTTCTCCTACTAATTTTTTAGCCTTTGTTGTATAAGGATTAGCATTATATACAAACATACTACTACTATTTAGTAAGAACCAAAGATTTACAGCTAAAGCTAGTTTAGACTGTTTAGCCTGTTCATCTGTCATGCAGAATTTATCTTTAAAATCCTTATAGGATTTAACTTCAACTACACTATCGCCAATAGGGCAATCTTCTGACCCTATCGCACCCCATACTAAAGGTGTAACAGTTGTAGCCTTTTGTACTATATCACGTTCTCTTTTTAAATAAGAACCCGGTCTGACTACTTGTTTGTTATCAGCCATTTCGTACCTCCTTCTTAGTTACTATGACACGTTCGACCTTATTGTATTCTCTTGAAGGTAATTCCACAGGTACATCTATCGTAAACTGTAACACCCTACGATAATATATTTTCCCGTCCAAGTTTTCATCTGACGTAAAAAACGCTGTTTTTCTCTCCATAAATACAGTTTTCACACTTCCGTCTTTACCTGTTATATCCATAGTTGAAGCATGTGTACCATGAGCATCTAACCATTTTTCTATCATTACATTTATGTCTTGTTGTTTCTTTGCCAAAACGTACAATGTTAACAACATCTGAGTATAATCGGGTTTATCCGTAATGTATTGGTCATCTATGTCATAACTATTATAATCCTTGTATGCTGTGTCAGCATTTTGTTCTGTTTTAAATGCCACACAGGGGTAAGTTTCTTTTACCCAATCTACATCGGGGTTATAATGAACTATTCTATAACCCCCATATATTTCTTTAAGCATATTTTTAAATGATGTGTCTATTTCACGTAATCCATAATTCATACGTAACACCTCACTTCTTTAAGGATGTAATAAAAGCATCCTTACATTCTGCTTTTACATTACCCTTTTCTCTCTCGAATACAGGTCTTACTACAGGACGTGCGACCATACGTGACGTTCCATATTCGTGGTATTTCAGTATTTCTTGGTTACGTTGCCCTGTTGCAGATATAACATATTGGTCTTCACCTTGAGGTGTTACTTCTATACTATCTACCATTTCACCTGTTTCAATTAAAATTGTGTCATCATGTTTTTTGTCTATAGTTGCTTGTGCTAGAGGTTGCCAATTACCCTCTTGCCCTCTTATGTATTGTTGCATAGCTTCTTTTAAATCATTAGCCGAATCTTGAAGTTGTTCTTCCATATCGTCTTTGACTTTACCCTTAGAAATATCATTTAACTTAGCTTGTAACTTAGTCCAATCACCTGTCATTTTACTCATATGTTACAACTCCTTAATCTTAAATATTTTACCTTTACAGTAAATCTTATATTGTAAGGCGTAATCTCCAATTACAGCAGAATACTGAACAGCTAGAATGTCAAATCTATTCCCGTTATATTCTAAAATATCTCTAGTTTCAATACTTGTGACACCTTGTTTATCAAGTGTGTCCTTAACTACATAGACAGTATAGAATTGTTCGTCTTCTTTTAAACCTACTCCAGTTTGTTGTTCTTCTACAGGTGTTGGTTTGTAACGCCCTATACATTTATAAGGTTCAGAATATGACGCTGTACCTTCATCATACAAATCATCATATTCTCCCCCTTGAAATTTCTGTAATGTAATATTTGCAGTACCCCAATCGGAATATATTTCAAGTACATCCGATGTTAACGATTTTACTTCATCATATTGTGCCATTAGTTTCACCTACTTGTATTTGTTTAAAGTTCTTAGTGCCATTAGGAGCAATTATTACAACAGCAACGTAACCCTTTAGAACAGGAATTTTTAATTTATTATCGGTTACGTCCAAACTGTCACGCACTAGAATTGAACCTTTACTTAAAGTGTTACCCTCATACTCGTCTACAACAGGAAGGGTTGGGTTGTAATAGACCTGGAAACGTGTAACGTGAGCATCTTTAAATTTTATTTCCAAATATGTGTACTTGTCATCTTGTTTATCCACTGTAATACTCGTTTTTGTCTTTCTCACAAGGTTGCGTAAATTCGCATTGACATAATCCTTTTGTATTACAGCAGTTTCAACTTTGACAGAAGCAAATCCTAAACTTGGATTACCTTCTAATAAATCTCCGATTTGACTATTAAGTTGTTGTATCATGGAAAAGTAGTGTTCAAACCTAGTTTGTTTACTTACTTTTAATCCGTCAACTGATATTTCATACATAGGGGCAGAAGCTAAAGCTAATTTCCAATACACGTCACGTAACACTAGCATTTGTAAATAGGAAGCCTTAGTCGCATCAAAGTCTTCTAAGTCTACTCCATTACTCTCTGCAATAGTTGTTACAAGATGTGAAATTTCCTCGTCTGTAATGGCTTTACAAACGGGGTCAGTAGAATTTTCTCTACCTAATGCAAAGTATAAACTTTGTAACAAGTCTTTCATGTGTTACACCTCCCCTATAAAGGAAGTAGTAATCCAGCATTTTGTAGTTTAGATTTTACATTTTCATCCACTCTATACACTCTTTTAGGTTCAAATGTATACCATTGACCTATAAATACTCTAGTATACTGTTTCACCTTTATTGTATATTTTTTAGTGGGTTTATTATCAACCGGTTTTTCTACTGTAATAGATTCTTCCGGTTCTATTTCATCTTTATCATCCAACACTATTTCGGGTTGTTCTTGTTTAACTTCTTCCATTAAATTCTCAACAACGTCTTTGTCAGATTTTTTCTTGAAATTTGCCACGTTATAACACCTCCTAGACACCTGGTTGTGCCTTAGATTCTTCTATTTTTTTATCTATTAACTTCTCTATTAAATCCACTACATCCATTGGTTTCTGTCTTACATAAAGTAATGCAGTTGCCAATCTTTCTTTTTCTTTTTGTGTCATAGCCATACCTAACACCTCCTATTAAGCAGTTTCTATAACTACACCATGTTTTTCGTGTAATAATCCAGCACCCATTATTGAGTACCAAGCTAAACCTCTTTCTCTACCATAGTCTATTACACCATTATCTCTTAGGTTAACTGGTAATGAAATAGCTAAACCTACGTATTTGTCACCAAATAATACAGATTGATATACTGGTACTTTATTTGTATCACCAGTTGTTTGTCCTGTAGCATCTTTACCTTTTTGTAGTGTAACATCATAAGAAGGGTCATCTTCTGCTGATGCACCATTGTTTAATATAGTTGTTTCTATAAATCTAGTGTCATCTATTTTACCTATTTCTCCTAAGAATAATAAATTAGGTGAACCATAGTTAGATGCATTTATCCATGCTGGGTCATCTCTTAAATCCCTTGATTGATGTGGATGTACGAAGCATATCCAGTCAGCACCATTATATTTAGGTGCATTATTTGTAGCCAATATTTCTAGGCAGTCTTTAACTGTAGAAACTTTAAATTTACATGTTTCATCCAAGTCTTTTCTAGCTGTTACTTTAGTTCCGTCAGCTTTATCAGCATAAACAGTTTGAGCGTTAGAAAGGGCAACGTCCCTTAACATACAATCCATAACTATAGCGTAATCTCTACCTAATAAAGTAGTCGCAGATGCCATTACGTCATCAAAGTTACTTCTTATGTTTAATTCAGAAACAGTTATAGAGTTACCATATTCAGTTACTCTTATTTCTTTCATGCTAGAACTCATAGCCTTACCTTCCATTCTAACACCTTCTGTTAATTTTCCACCTCTTGCTATGTTGTCATAAGTTAACATAGATATTGTTAAACCTGGTTCAACATTTAATTCAGTTTTCATTGTAGCAAATTGGAAAAATCTCATGTTAGGCATAGCCTTAAATTCTATTTCTTTAGAATAAACTGCTCTTATTGCATGTTCCAATTTATTTGTTCCAGGAACATAATTTGGTTGACTAGACTGTGCCCCTTGTGACACAACTGTATTAAGTACACCACCTTCTGCATGTACTTTAGTTAATAGTTTTGATAATATTCCTCTTTTAGATTTTTGTAACATTTACAATTCCTCCTATTATTTTAATCCTAATTTAACACGATACTCTGCCCATTGTTGTGGTGTCATGTTGTAAATGTCCTGTTCACTTAGAGTAGATTGAACGAACTCACCCATGTTAGGGTTTCCAGCTGGTGGTGTTGGTATTTGTTGGGGTGTTACACTACCAGCTTGAGGTTGTTGTGGTTGAGGTTTTGTTCCCCCTAACAACTCTAAAAATCTCTCTTTAGATTTTTGTATAGATTCGTCAACTTCCTCTTTAGTTGTACCTGTTACAAGTTCGGGTATTATTTGTCCCTTAAACTCGTCAGACGACATTTTTTCTACCTTATACAATTCAACTTCGTATTGTGCTTTTACCTCATCTTCTATTTGTTGTCTTAAAGTAGGTTCATCTACTATTGACCCTTTTAATTTTTCTAACTCGCTTTCCAGTGTTGCCTTTTCTTGTTTTAACTTAGCGATTTCTTTATTTTCACCCTTGCCATCACTATCTTTTAGTTCTTTAATTTCAGCTTTAAGTGCCTTATTTTCATTTTGTAATTGGGCGTGTTTTAAAAGTAAATCGTTATGTTGTTCCGTAATAGCTGTTGCCTTGTTTCTTTCTGCTTCAATTTGTGGGTAAAGTTTATCTTTTTCCTCACGTCTTGCTTTAGCAATTAGTTCTTCATAATTTACCACTGGTTGAGTTGGTGATGCTGGTTCTTCTGCCAATACATTTCTTATCAATGCCTTTTTAATTCCTTCTATAAATCTTGCGTTAATACCATATTTGTTTTTCATGTTATATCTTTCCTCCTTGATAATACTTTTATATTTTTAATGTAATTGTAACATAACGTGGCACAAAATGCACCATAAAATTGCTTGTAATATGTAATAGCTACATTTTACCCTCTGTTACAGGTGTTTTCTTATTCTCTCCTGTCATTTCTTTACGTTTCATTTCTTGAGGTGTTTCACCATTTGTCATGCCACTATTAAGTGTAATTTCTTCTTTTTTAGGTTGACCATAAAATTCGGGATGTTTTTCATAGTCTTCTGCCATAGTTTCAAGTACTTTTTTACTATCTTTACCTAAACGTTGCATAGCTCCTTGTCTTGATTCTATACCCATATTCATTTCTTGTTGTAATTGTTGCATCTCTATTAAAGTGTCCTTTGGTAGTGGGTCTTTCCATACAACCTCTGTACTATATAAATCTTTAGTATCTACTGCTGGTTTTTGGAATAAACCATGAAATATTCCCATAAATATAATCATCTTATTTACTCTTTGTAACCCAGCTGTACTATACATACGTTTTACATTAGTTCTTTCCAATAAGGGACTGTTCATTATTTGTAATGCAACGCCCGAAGTATTACTTATTGCTCCTATATCACCTAGAGCATTTTCGGGAATACATCCTACTTCATGTATTGCCTTTTTCACATCTGCAATATATGCTGTACTTGCATTTAAATCCGTATTCATTGTTAAGTTTTCTATACGTGCATCTGTAGGTAATCCTCCCCACATTTTATTTGCACCACGTTCTAGTGTTCCAATGTCTGCTCCATACACAACTGTGATAGGTGCTGAATGATAATCTATTATCTCCGATATGTCAGAGTTCTTTTGATTAAGTTCCACATTTAAAGGGATTATGTCATCTATGTCACTTGCTCCTGTTGTTTTATTTGCAATAGGATAATTTATAAATGGAACAAAAGGTATAAATCCATATGGGTTTGCACCTTTTTCTTGTATTTCACCTCCAAGTGTCACAAGAAATTCGTCATTAGTCCAAACCATTTTATACACCTTAGTTTTCATTTTGTTACGTATAGAAAATAATGTTGGTACTTGTGTTTCCACAGGGTACATTACAGTTAATTTCACCAATTTTTCTTGGTCATGTGGGTCATATTCCGGAAATACAGTTAAAGGTGACATATTTATTAAACGTATACGCCCCTTAGGGTATTCATCAAAAGGGTCATTTAAATCCTCGGGTTTTTCATATTTCACTTGTAGCCAACCTATACCTGTTACAGCTTTTGTTTGACCTAAATCAGTTAACAATTCCATTTTCTTGTTATGGTTATCCCATATTTCATTTAAAAAATCTGTCACAGGTGCTGGAGTACTTTCATCACTATCTTCCTCTGTAGGCACTTGGAACGTAACTTCTTTACCAAATTCAAAGGCTACAAACTTATTTACAAACGCCCTACAGTAATTCTTTGTTACTTGGGGTTTATCTTGTAACTCTATATTTTCCCAGTGATAACCTTCGTAAAAGTTCCATTTTTCAATGTATTCATCTAAAAGTTCTCTGTCTGTATCCGTTAAGTGTTCACTTAATACTGCCCTATAACTATTAAGTTCATCAATACGTAAACCTTTGTTATACTCGTAATTATAGTTCATTACACTACCTCCTATCTTCTTCTACGTGCTGTATACTTATTTATTCTAGTATACATACCTCTATTATGGTTACTAAATATTTTATTTTCTTGGTAACCTTGCACTCTTATTTCTTCGCATTTATCATGTGCCCCTAAAACTGCTAATGCCCAACTGTCACAATAATCGTCATGAGCACCACGTCTATCGGGATGTTGACACACCATTATTTGACCTCTAAAGTCTTTTTCTAGTTCTCCCATTTGTTCTATAAATTTTTGGTACTCTCTTGTTGCCTGTGTTTCTTCATCACATGGGTATGTGGCACGTCCACATTTAATACCACTATCTAAGGTCTTCCACATTCTATCTTTAAATTGTGCTGAAAATATACAGGCTACAACTTCTATCCCAGGCAAGTTTACTTGTAGTCTGTCACACATACCTTCTTCTTTTGTTGCATCAATCATTATCTTTTTAACTTTAAAATTCCTTAGATAATTAAGTATCTCATAATACTGTTTGTCATAATTATCCCCATGTAATTCATACCAGTCTTTTATACGTGTTTTGTATACTGTGTATTGGATGCTTTCGTTGCTTTTTGTTTTTTGTGTTTCAATTATTATTGGATTATCCCAATCTACCTCAATAACTGTTATAACAGTACTATCCTCTTTCTTTGCAACGTCTATCCCTACAACATGTTCTTTAGTTAAATCCTTTCTTACACGTCTTGCATCTTTTAAACCACATAACGTTTCAAGTTGTATTATGTCAATGAACATACCACGTTCTAATATCCATTCAAGACCATATGACATTCTAAATTCATCACTATGTTCTCCAAGTCTGTGTTTTTCTTTTTCCACATACTTACGATATTTTTCGTTGTATTTTTGGCAAATTTTATAGTCATATTCAAAGTGGTTACGTATTTTTAACCTACCTTCTTTATAGTCTTTTTTATTACGTTCTATAACATCATAGAAATCACCTTTAAATGTAGTAGCTGTTCCTATTTTAATTATACTAGCATTATATGATGCTCCCATAGGGTGTATAGATTTTCTAATCTTGAAAGATGAAATATCTTGACATTCCTCACATATAATTAACATATAAGAATCCCCTTCTATGTTGGCTCTCTCGGATGCTGTTATACTGGTAGCAAAACTACCATTTGTTAATGCAACAGTTTGCCCATTAGCTGTAGTAAAATCTAATCCTAGTTCTTCTAAGACAGCATGAGCATTAGCACATGACAACCTAGTTTTCATTCTATTAAATGTTGTTTGTGCCTGTCTTAATGTTGGTGCGAATATTCCTACATATAATCCTTTTCTAAACATACTTAATCTCTTATCATCTGCAAACATAGGCATATTTGCCAGTGTAGGTAAGATTATCATACATCCCCCAACTGTTGTGGCAACTGTTTCAGATTTACCTGTTTGACGGGAGAATAAAGCTGATATTTCCTCTCCGTCATTTGTTATAAGAGAACGTATTATCCTCTTGGCAAACTGCTCTTGATAAGGATAATAATGAATATCCGAATACATTTCACAGAATTTATACACCAATTTAACTAAATATGATGTGGTCACTTTATTCCCGTTGTCTGCGTAACAAGTTATTGTACGTTTTATTTCCTGTAACTTAACGTGTATACGTAATCTTACACTTAATTTTCTATGTATTCCTCTACGTTGTAACAATGTTTTCTCCTTTCTACTCTATACCATAAAAAAGGGTATAAAGTGTAATACTCTATACCCTCATTATATCATTTAATTTAATCTTGTGTCCTCATTTTGTGATGCCAATGTTTGTAATTCGTCAATATCTAAATTAAATGCCTTATATAATTGTGTTATTCCTTCATCTATATATGCTTCTACAATTTTGTACCTTTGTGTACATAAGAAGTTTACATAGAATAATGCCTTACTCTTGCTGGAAAATGCCTTAATATATAAATTGGTATCGTCACCATTAGGAAAGTAGGCACATAACCATATTGGTTGTTTATTTATCCTCTTTATTCGCTTTTTCTTTTTCATGTGTTATTCTCCCATCTTCATTATATACAAGTATTGTTCCCTCATTAAAGTGTACTTTAAATAATGATTTCCCTTGCATTTTAGGATTTTCTTCTAGCACAAAATCTTTTGATAATCTACAACCTATTAATCTCCCTAAAACTTGTATTTGTACATCTAATAGCTGTCCCTTAACATTAGGTAATGCATCTAAAGGGAATAAGCCAAAAGCTAAAGGTGAATGTTCTAATTTTGTTACCTCTAAAAAACTGATGTCATAATGTACTTCTTTATCCAAGATAGAAATACCTAACTCTTTATTTGTAGGTTCTCCATTTTGTAATGCTAGTTTCTGTCTTAATGTAAGTGGTCTTTCCATGTGCATACCTCCCATTCTTTATCATTTCTCAAACGTAAAAATCTTGGGTGTCTTAAACTTCCTGTTTTCTTCATCTGTTCATTTGCTCCTACTTCCATGACAGTGTTTATTAAAGATATTTGTTTATCTGTTAATTCCTGTCTTATTTCATCTGTCATACCTCCACATTCACCCATTTCTAATATTACTTTGTCATCCTTTAATTTTATAACTAAACGTTCTTCTTTAGGATTTATTTTCTCCCATTTTTCAAATTCGTCATGTGTCATAACAACACCATAACGTACAGTACCTATCCAACCTTGTGCATATGCTTTTGTAACAGGTAATAATCCTTGTGAATGTGCTTCTTCCATTGTCATTTTTTCATGTGTTACACTGTCATCTTCTGCGTCACAATACCATTCCCACTCATAATCGGGGTCTAGTAATCCTTTACCTTCATAATATTTTGTAGGTTCAGTAAATCCTATTATTATAACATCCCATGTATCGAATTTCTTTACTTTAGTAAATTCTCTACCACGTTTCATGTAATATTTTGCATCAAGAGGTTTTATCATTATACCTTCACCTCCAAATAACACAATGTAGTCAAAGTATTCTAAAGCGTTCAATTCAAACCCGAATAATTTGAGGTCTGTACTTTTAACCTTTTCATACAAATAAGGGTACATCATTGGGTTTTCCATTACACGCTCTTTATCTTCACGTCCAATCAATACACTTATGTTTCCTGTATTACATTCATGCTCTATTACATTATATAAACCAGCTTCGTGTAAACCGTGAATTGCTGTGTGTAACAATTCCTTACGTCTACGTAATGGTAACTGCATTACATTAATTCCCTTGTAATACAAAATGTCAAAGGCGTTATATTGCACAACTTCATACCCATATTCTTCTTTTAAAAGAAGCTGTCTAAATATTGCTTCATCCCATTTACAATTACATAATGAAGAAATCTCCTTAAAATTAATTGCTGTCAATTCTCCGTCTAGTACTGTACCATTTAATTCTTTAGGTAACCTATGATTTGTTATAACAGGAAAGTTATGAGTATTCTCTGAATACCAGTTTGTTTTCTTAGATATTCTTCTACTAAATAACCTAGCGTAACAACTATCTATTTGTAAATCACATCTTATTCCGTCTAATTTTTCTTCATAACACGCTGTACCTTCTTGTGTCATATCTGCTAAGTCTTGTAACATTTCCTCGTTTAAAGGTTCTTTTGCCGACATATTTTCTATGAAACGAATCCTGTCTTGTAATAGGTCTTCTATATAATCCTTTTCTTTGTACGCTTCATAATGATGTGGGTAGTCCTCATTGATGTAAGCAAGTATATCCTTCTTTATTTTATTAGCTTCCCTAACACTAATATTTTCGGCTGAGTGATATATTCTTAGTAATTCATCCATAACTCTAGTCCTCCAAATTACTAAATAAATCTTTTAAGTGTTGTGCTGTTGCCTTAGCATTTTTATTATTTACTGCATAATCGGGACATAACTCTTTTAGTAACTTACCTTCTTTTTCTGTTACCTCTAAACTGTAATACTTAGGTAAAAATTCTATGCCACGTTTTATTAATACTGAAACAACATTACACATTCCATAACTTTGCCACCATTGGAAAGTATTCATGTAACGCCAATCGGGTATGATTAAAACTTCTGTGTCATGTTCCACTTTTTGCATTGCTTTTTTCTCAAAATAATAGTAATTTGCCTCTGTATAAATTAAATCTGTTAACCCCATTATCAGTTGTTTACCTAAGTCATTTTTATAATTGTCTATTCCAAAATACTTTTTCATCATTTCTTTTGCTGGGTCGGCATTATGCACTATTTGTACCTTTTTACCTTCCTTTGCATATAAAGTAAATAATTCTTTTGCTATGGTATCTTTACCACAACCACTAACACCTGTTAACAAAATTACTAACATTTCTATTCCCCCTTTATAAAAATAAGGGTAACACTCTTACATGTTACCCTGTTGTTGACTTTATAGTGACCAATACTTAGTGTGTTCTTCTAATTCCAAGTTTTTTAAACTTTCGTAATCATCCAATGATTCATTATAGGCTACTACTAAGAATGTACCAGCTATATAATCTAACCCTAAACTTCTGCAATACTCTTTATCTTTTAGCTTTCCTTCTTCATCTATAAAAAGAAGTACGCTTCTATCATTAGAGTAATTCCAAGTAAGGATTTGACCGAGGTCTGCATTTATTTCATTACGCATGTTACAGAACATCTCCCATGAATCATTACCTTCAATATCTACTGTGTAAGGCTCTTTGTTAGGTTCTACCTTTAATACTGTTATTTTTCTCATTTTAGTTCCCCTTTTCTATTATTTAATTTTTATACTTAAATAATAACATGTTACTCGATAAGTGACAAGTAAGTTTAATTTCCTGTAGAACCATGCCCTCCTTGTCTTGAAGCATTTTTAACTACACCATTTTCGGGTGGAACAGTAGCAATAAACATACCTTGTGCAATCTTTGTTCCTTTAGGAATACACACGTCAAAAGGTGATAAATTCAATACCTGTACATATATTTCACCCTCATTTGTTGGGTTATCTGCATAATCACTATCTACAACACCTTCACTGTTAGCTACCAATAACATATATTTTAAAGGGTAAGAACTTCTACTCTTTACGGCAAAATATTCGTTAGGCTCACAGTACACTTTTAGACCAGTAGGTACTAAAGTAGGTCTTATTCTTTGCCCATATGAATTTTCCATTTGTACTAATAATTTTCCTAAGTCTACTAATTGAGGTGTTTCCCTTGTTACACCACCAGTTAAATGTGCTTCTTTTAAAAAGTGTTTCAATGTAGAAGGTACTATTATATCCTCTGCACATTTCAAGTCATAACCAACACTACCCATTGTAGATTTACATGGCATTAATAAATCTGCATCATCCTTGCATCTTGTTACAATATCAAATTTTGGCATTATTTATCTCCCCCTTCTGCTTCTACCCAGCCTATTGCATTTTCTTCTAATAAACCTACAGGTTTTAATTCACCTTCTTGTGTTTCACCTACTAAGCATACACCATAGGTGTCAGTATTGACGACACCTACGATATATAATGTTTGACCTGTTTCAATGTGTACGTATCTCCTACCTAATCGAAAAGACATTAGTCCCACTCCCCTAACATGAATAATTTAAAAAATGGTAATTCTTCTTTTAAAAATGGTACTAAATCTTTACTCCAATCATCTAGTTTGTGGTGTTCTCTTTGTTTCACCATACTTAATGCTTGTAAGTAGTTCATTGTAATACCCATTGCTAAATGGAAGTCACTAGGAAGGTTTGCCACTATATATTCAAACGCTTCTTTTCTTGCACCCACCTCTGTTGGAGATAATGTATTAAATTCAGCTACTTTTTGACCCACTAAATCAAGTATTATAGGGTCTACCTTATCTGTGCAATGTTCTTTTATTTCCATTTGTGTTACACAGTGCATTGTACTTTGTGATGATATTATGTCCGTAAAGTGGTAACGTTGATATTCTTTTAACCAATATAATGGCATGTGTATTATCATATTGAATTGAACCCCTTTGAACATACAGTTATGACCACTACCAGCTTTTACGTTACCTAAGATAAGACCACGTTTTATATACTTATTTATATCCGTATTTAAAAACATATTACTTGAATATCTATGCTCCAATATTTTCTTTGTAGCGTTATAATTTATTTCATCTCTATTTGCCCATAGATAATCTAAATCTATTGCTAGATGATGTATCTCATTCCATAAATCTTCGGCTTTTGGTACACCAGCAAATTTAGGTAATCCACCTATAACTAAACTTTCTGCTAATGCATTTAACACAACACTTTCATTCCAATATAATACTTCTACCATAATACTATACCCCCTAATTTTAATATCATTAACTTACTCATTACTGGTTTATCCAAAGTTTTTAATATTTCATACATGTGTAACACCTCCTATATTTTATACAATAAATAATATAATATAATGTATATAAACGCCATGTCCTTAACTGTATCAATGCTTATTAGAAGAAATTGAATACCTTCTAGCATAATATCACTATACAATTCCCTATCATAAATAAAGTATTTAGCTATCATGTAAGCAGTTCCAAATATAATAGATATTGCTACAAGCACCCAATTAACACTCATGTGTAACACCTCCTAATCACATTTGTTATATCCACATTCATCACATGTGTAACAACCACCTTGTCTGTGTAATGGTTTACCACAAGAAGGGCAAGGATTACTAACCACTACAGGTAAATTAGGGTCGCCTTCTGCAAAGTTTTGTTTAAGTACATATCTACCTTCATTTTTTTCCATGCGTTTCACAAAATCATATAAAGTATTGAATATTGCTTGACCACAGTTTGAACCTTTACTTAATTTTGCCCCTTTACTTCTTGCATGTACAAAACTGTTACAACTTCCTATGCCTTTAAATGATTCTTCTAACATTTCAAAACTTCCCCCGACACGTTGTAACAATGACATAGAAATGACTGTACTTTCAATATTACGTTCACAACCTCCATTACCTTTACGTTTCACCCAAAAGTCTTGTAACGCTTTTTCACTTGGAGAATATCCTATGAATAGATTTAATTCACCACAGCCTATTTTTACTTCTTCTTTATAATAAATAGTGTCGGGTGCTATTGCTTTTTTCTCACCACGTTGTAATTCTAGTTGTTCAAGTTTTTTACCACGTGGAATTTCTACTTTTGTTTCCTCTGATGTTGTAACAGGTGTTACTTCTGTAAGTATACCTTCACGTTCACTTCCAACTCTATATACTGTAATACCTTTCAATCCCTGCAACCATGCTTCTTTATAAAGGTTCGCTATATCTTCCACTGTCGCATCATTAGGTAAATTTACTGTTCCACTTATTGCTCCGTCAATATAATCTTGACAAGCACTTTGCATTGCCACTCTTTGCATATATGTTACACCATTTGTTGCTGTTACAAAATATGGTGGTAAATCAGTTTTTAAAAGTTCTTCCACTGTCATGTCAACATCTAATTTACCTTTTACATAGTCTAAATACTCTTTAATGATACCAGCTGTAACAAGTACCTTTCTAGGTTCGTCATATATTGTTTCTATTTTTCTATTGTATTGCCATGCAAAGTTAGGTTCAACACCACTGGAACAATTACCTAATATGATTGAAACGCTACCTGTAGGTGGAATAGTTAAAAACTGACTGTTATATACTTTACCTTTAGCTTTTACATATTCCTTTGTTTCTCTATCTAACACTTTTTGTGCAAAAGTGCAGTTACAAAAGTTCTCTACATTAAACCCTAGATAACTTGAGTAATCATTATCTACTGCGTAATCCACACTAGCTATTACAGATTGATTTATTATTACCCTGTATATTTCACTTACTAATTGACACGCTTCTTTACTCCCATACATTATACCCATTTTTATTAACATATCAGCTAATCCTGTTATGCCAAGACCTATCTGTCTGTAGTAACGTATTGCATCACGTTGTTCATGTAATGGATGATATTCTTTACCTTCAATTAAAACATCATTTAATGCCTTCACATAAATAGGAACGTCATGTGTTAATGCTGTAAAATCAAACCATGCTTTTTCCTCAAAGGGTTCTCTGACATAAGCACTTAAATTTATGTTACCTAAATTACAGCTCCCATAATCGGGTAATGGAAGTTCGCCACATGGGTTAACTCCTGTTATATTTATATATGGATTATTTTCTATAAAGTTGTAGTTTTTCATTCTATCCCAAAATAGAACTCCTGGTTCTGCCATTTTCCAGTTATTCTCTGCTATGTGTTCTAATATTTTACTAGGTGTTACAGTTATCCTATGTGTATGCCATGTTTCTCCTGTTTCTTCATCTATAAGTTTACACATCATAGTATAGCTTTCCCCTGGGTTTTCTACTGCGTAACGCATAAATCTATCTGACACCTTAACACTTATGTTAGCATTTGTTATTAAATTTAAATCCTTTTTAATGTTGATAAAATCTTCAACATCGGGATGTTCAGCATCCATTGCTATTATTAATGCACCCCTTCTTCCCTTCTGACCAATTATTGCTGTTGTTATGTCATATAATTGCATGAAGCTAACTGCCCCAGTTGTTGTTTCAGCACTATTACGTACAGGTGCGCCTTTGTAACGTAATTTAGAAATATCTATTCCAACACCTCCACCTCTACTAAAAATAGTGGCTAAATCTTTTGCTGTCCCAAATATACTGTCAATGTTATCTTCCACAGGAGGTAACACATAACAGTTACTTAATGTAACCTTATGGTCTTTTGTTACTAACCCTCTGTTTGCAAGTATTCTTCCCCCAAATAGGAATTTCATATCTTCCATGCGTTTTATAAGTTCTTCATTTCCATTACACACTCTTTTAAACCAGTTATGCAATGTTTCACTATTAACTGTGTTTTCATCCTTTTGAACAACATTACGATATTTCTTATTCCACGTATCCATTATATAATCGTCATCTAGCCATTTCATTTTTTTATTCCCCCTTCTCTAATTCATCTAAAAATATTACAGGCTTGAAGAATAGTTCTTCTTCCTCAAATATAATTTCAAGCTGGTCACGTGATGTAACAGTTTCCATATTAAATTTATCTTTTATATATGGGATATTATCACCACTCATGTACAACTCAAAAGTATAAACTAACTTATTATTTATTTGCATTATCCCTAATGGTGTTGGCATTGTTTCTAAAATATCTGTAAATAATCCTTTAGCTGTAATAAATATCATTATATTACCTATTATATTTAGGTAGCTATTTTTAAAGCTCTTATCTTTAAAGCTCTTATCATTTTTTAGACTGTTACCTAAGTTTAATTCAAATATTGGAGTTGTTTCTTTAGGTTTGTAGATGTTCCCAAGTTGGTCACGTATAATAAACATGACTTTAGCTTCCAAAGTATTGTTATGGTCTTGTGCTTCATCTTCGGGGTAAAGCCTTACATCTGTATAATGTGTATATGTTTCTGTATCTATGTTATGTTTATGTTTACCTTCAATGTCTAAATAAATGGGTAATCTAGCATATAACATTGTATTCCTCCTTACTATGTGTAAAAGTAGAGGACTAGGTTTCTAGTCCTCTGTAAGATGTGTGATTTTATTATGTTATTCCTTATTCTTCGTCTTCAAGTTCAACTTCTTCTCCGTCTATTTCACATAAGAAGTGTGTGTCATCCACTTTTTTCATTGGTACACCACAGCAATAAGGAGTTTCATCTACCATGTATGGTTCTTGCATTTCAACGTCATCTCCGTCATCATCAAACATGTTAGCCATTATTTCAGCGTATTCTATTGCTAAATCTTCCCAATCTTTTTTAGCTATCTTTTTAAGTTCTGATTTATTACCACTAAATCTGTCTTCGAAGAACTCTCTTATATCGTCTTCTTCTATGTCACCTTTTTCTAGGTCTGACATTATTTCTTTCCAACACGCTTCACACGCTTTTATTCTTTTTTTGCTACCTTCAAACTTAGGCATTTCTACACCTTCTGACGCTTCTTCTTCGTCATCAGCAGGTTCAATAAGACCCATGTCATTTAATACTTCTACTACGTCTTCTGCATCATATTGACCTATTTTTTCTATTATAGCTGGTTTTTTATCTTTTAAAGCCACTTTGATTTTTAACTTTTTAGCCACAGCTTTTATAGTTTTTAAATCTTGAGCTTCCAATATTTCTTCAATTTGCATTTCATCTACTGCATCTTCCTCAATTTCTTCGTCAACTTCATCTGTTATGTCTTCTTCCTCAAAGAAATCTGTTAAATCTATTTCACCAGCGTTATGTGCTGTCATAAGTCTAGCTATTAGTGCTTGTTTTTTACCCTTAGTAGATAATTCAGCTTGTTCACATAAATCTGCTAAATCCTCTAATTCAAGTTCTTCTAATGCTTCTTGTACAGCGTCATCATTTTCCACTTCTTCTGTAACAGGTTCTTCAGCCTCTGTTACAGGTTCTTCTTCCTCAACTTCTGCAACGTCTAATTTTTCAAGTATTCTACCAAGTATTGCAGATTTACTACCTCTAACTGAAACACCTAACTCTTTAGCTAACGCTTTTAATTCGACTTGTGTCATAGCTTTTAATTCTTCCATAGAGTATTCAGATTCAACTGTGTCATCTTCCTTAACTTCTTCTTTAGGTTCTACTTTTTTATCCTTTTTAGATGCTCTTTTTTCTGCAACTTCATCTTTTGCTTCCTTAACTACATCAGTTAAAACTAATTCCCCATTTGATAATTCACTTACTATTAATTCTAAAGCCTTTCTTAAATCTTTGTTCATTTTATGAACCTCCTTATAATTTTATTTATTTTTAATTTTCTGTGTTAACTTGTTGATGTACTTTAATAGTAACATTACGCTGTTACACTGTCAAACTACTTTGAAGTAGTCCTGTAGGACTTTTGAACCTCTTGAGCCACTAAAATTACGTCCTCATATTTCTGTAATGTTCTGTATGTCTTTTTAAGAGTGTCCTCTAATTCTTCCTTACTTTTATCACTATTTAAAAGTTGGTTTTTATATTCTATTAAACCCTTCATGCACATTTTCATGTGTAATATAAAGGAATTTAACATCCCTGCATTTAGCTTTTTAAGCTCTGTTGCAAGTTCTTCCTTATCACTGTTTAAAATAGTATCAATTATACTTTGCATTATTACACCACCTTACTATGAATATATAACAGTAGAATAACTACAGCTATGTATATAAATGTAACAAGATATTGTTTTAATATCAAGTAATAAATTGCAACCATTACACCATAAGGAATAAATATTACTACCATTAATATAGTAAGAAAAATACTTATCCTTGTAATAAACTTTATAATTTTATCTAGCCATGTCTGTCTATTTTGAATATGCATTACATCACCCCTATTTTTTCTTTTTCTTAGGTCTTACTAGAGCTTCAACCATTTGGCTAAGGTATTCTTTATCCATGTCATAAAACTGGGTATTCTGCTTGACTGCTTTTTCATATGCTTTACCATTTTTAGCATACCAGTCTTTACCCCCACGTAGATGTCGGTTAAATTCTTTCCTATTATGCATACTACTTCTATTTAAATAAAGTACTCTACCTATTTTATCTTGACCCACTTTATAACTTTTCTTATTTTTAGGGTCATTATAGAATTTAATTCTTACTCTTTTACCAAAACCAGCATCTACAGCTAAATCATGCTTCTTCAGTTCACTAACCACTTCATCTATTATAGCCATTTCACTCAAAGTAAAATTACGTTGGGCATCCTTCTTACTCATATAATAGTTAGCATTTCTATTGTTCCTATTATTTTTCTTAATACGTTGTCTTCTTATTTCTCTGTATTTACCATTCATGTACTGACCTCTGCCACCCATATTAATTCACCTCCAATTTACTACGGGTTTTCTTCCAATAGGTGTCATAATACATTACGTCACAATAATTCTCAAAATCCATTAGTTTCTTTTCACCTTGTACTAAAACTGTACTTGGTTTTAACCTATTACACATTTCAATAAACCCTTCTTCAAATATGTCATAGCTTTTCTTTGTTACACCTACAGTCGACACTGCAACTGTATTACCTTTCTGTACACCCTCAAAACAGAAGTCAAAGGTACTTCTATCTCCCCATGACACAGTAGGTATTACTATTACGCCATTATCTTGCCAAAATTTACCTAACCAGCGATTACGATACACATTAAATATCTGTAATGCTTTAGGCATATCCACATAAATGCTAAAGTCGGGAGTTAAACTCTTACCTATTTTCTGTATTCTAGCTAGTGTTTTAACAGGACTATTCCACACTCCCTCAAAATGGTAGTCATCAAGGAAGAAGTGAATACACTTCTCCATTGACGCTTTACTTGGGTGTGTTACCTCTTTATAAGACACTAAATCTTTAGGTATATAATCCTCTTTATCTAAAATAGGTATATCATATTTATTTCCTTTATATGTATCTAAATACATATTTAATCGGTCAAAACCTCCAGGTAAATTGCTATTCCAGTTCGTTATGCTATTCATTCTATTACCTCCTATAAATACTTATTAGCAAAATAGGCTGTTACTTCTTTTATTTCATCCTTATAATAAGGTTGGTTTTCTCTACACCATTTTGCTAACTCTTTTTTATTTTTAAATGGTTCTACCCAGCTATTACCACTCATTATCATATTAACTTGTGGTTCTAGTTCCTCTATAAAATCTCTTACAGTCCAGCCTTCCCATATTTCTCTATCGTAATTCATTACATAACCCCCTTTAAAATGGTAATTCCATTTCGTCATAAACTTTTTCATCTGTCATCTGTTTCCTAAACTCTCTGTGCTTAGTTTTCATGCTCTTATCTATTTTGCCTTTATTCTTGGCTTGGATATACATTACATATAACTCCAAGTACATGTCACGTAATTTACTATATTTACCTTCTAATGTGTCTAAACGTTCTCTATTTACTCTGTCCTCTGCATGGTACATTTCAAGTTCTAGCTTTAAATCCTCTACTTCTTCGTCTATACAAGCTACGTCTTGCAGTTCAGCCATTTCTTCGTACTTGCGTATAAACTGGGTCATAAACCACTCTAAATCTTTTGTACTATTTACAATATTACTAACTCCATCTAAGTTTATATTTTTACTCATGTTTTAATCCTCCAATTTATCTACCATATTAAAATAAATATGTTGCATTACACTGCTACTCAATTCACCATATCTCATATGTAGGAAATAGTCACGTTCAAAGTGTACTGTAACCTGTTTTGTTTCACTTGTAATGTAATACAAAACTTCCTCTTTATCTAAAATAGTATGAACGTTATATCCTTTGTATGTCTTGCTGTCATAATCAACGTAATTATAACCTTCTTTTATATCCTTTTTAATCTCGTTAAATAATAACATCATTACACCCCTCTCGTTTTCTGAACTATTTGTTTAAATTGTAACAAAAAATAGGTAACAGTACAAGGGAGTTACCAGTTCCCTACATTCTGTTACCTATTTGGACTAAAACATACAATTCTTTATATAAACTTTTAAGGAATTACCTAGTTATACTTAACTACCGTACTCTGATTTTCAATCTAGAGTACTAACACAACTCAATTTCTTTCGTTGTGTGACATAAAACCTTTATAAAACATTCTTAACATTATCATGTTAATAATATTTTATGTGACCTTTAGTTTCTTGTCAAGCAGATGAAGAAACCTTTAAATACTGTTCGATAAAATTCACATTAAATTCACATTGCGTTCGATTTTTACCTATTTTCTTCACATTAAATTCATATTACGTGACACAACGCTTTAACGTTATTTTATCCACATCCTGTTACAAATATTACCTCACCAAATCCTGTGACATAGCGTGTTACGTGTTACACCACATTACCTGTAAAATATGCTCCAAGTTCAAGTGTTATGCATTACACCACAGTAACCTCTAAAATTTGTTCCAAGTTCTGTGACTAGCGTCGGGCAAAAATGCATATTGCATACACTTTAAAGGTGGTATGGTTAATACGGGGGTATATTGTACAAGGTATTTTATATACAATAATACATTACGTTTTATATTGTACAGGGCGTACATGGTATGATATATTGTATCATT